ATCAAGATGGAGGCATCGTTCATCTTCGAGTCCGTGTTTGAAGCCTGGAGACGAGTTCACCAAATCCGGATGGGCAAATCTGCCGAGTATGTCAACCATGACGAATATTTGAAAGCACTCGAAGACCCTGACCCATATGAGTCAACCTACATCTTCTATTGTCTCGGAAAGTAGCTTTCGCGGAGATCACGTTAAGACCTTAATGGCAGGCATATCCGTAGGAGTTATCAACGTTGTTCGTGAGCTAATCGAAGCCGACATTGTCTTTTTCCGTCTAGCTGTCGCACTTTCAGAGCCTATGCGGACACGCGTGATCGGCAACCGATCTCGTATGACCCAGGATGTGCTGTCTCTGATGCGGATGACTCTTGAGCCTGATGTAGAGCCACGTCGGTTTGTTGTTCATCTCCCCGCTCAAGGCGCTGACTGGAGTGACCCCGTTCGTGTGACTGCGTCAGCTGACCAGCTCAATGCGGCTCTTGAGCACGATGTCAATGCGCAGGATGAGAACTGCGCAGTGTGTCAGGATACTGTGGCGTCAGGAACTCGTCTTCGTCAATGTGGACACGTGTTCCATCGCGGATGTATCATGAACTGGTTTGAGATGAGCTCACGGTGTCCTGTGTGCCGCCACGACGTGCGAGAGCCGCGAGCAGGCAATCCTCCCCAGCCAGCGCCTTCTGTCGCAGGATCTCGTTCAGCTCAGGGCTGAACTTGGTAACAGGGGCAGGAGATGGAAGGGTATCAGACTCTCCGTATTGAATCATCTGAAACATGCGTCGAACATCATGCTGACACTTCTTGGCTAAAGCGTTGATATCGCGGTGTGGAAACAATGGAATCAGATCCGAAGGTTTAGGAGGGTGGCAACGCAACACTTCAATTTTTTCCAGGGACTTGAAGATTCGAGGCACTTCATTACATGTCAACAAAATGGGCAATGTCCGCTCAGGAGACACCATCCACTCCACCAACTTGCGTTGCGCATGGGAGTCCGATCCGTCAATTTCATCCAGCAACAAACAGGATGTCTTGGTGTCTCCACGAATCAGTGAACTGATGCTTCGGCTGTTTCGGTAACTGAGTGCCAATCGAGCTACATCTTCATGAGTGCGCATACACTGGGTCGCATTGATTTCCAGTGGTTCCATTCCACAACTGCGAATAGACGCAAGAGCCATGGTAGTCTTGCCGATACCAGGTGGACCATGTAAAACAATAACACTTGAATGCGGCTTCGTGTTCAAATAGGAACGCAACCTACTCTTAATTTCTGTGTGTCCAACCACCTCCTCGAGCACGAGAGGACGTTGGGTTTCACTCAACATGTATGAGTTTCACTTGAGGCGAGAAAATGCTTGTAGAGAACAATGGATGTCCCGCAGCATGTTCTTCGTAGTCTTTTTAGGGATACACCGTTTCCAATGATTCAACATCATGTGGATTCGTATAACTCCATGTTGGAGGTGGGTATTCCAAAGTTCATCAAGGCTTCGAACCCGCACGAGCTTGAACTGCCAGAGGGGCGGTATATCCGTGTATTTATCGGTGGGCGGGATGCATCCAAGCTGAAGTGGACAAGCCCCACCGATGAGCTGGGGAATGCGGTGTTGCCCCATGCCTGCCGGTTAGATGACCAGACATATGCGGTAAGTCTGACGGCTGACCTGGAGATTGAGTATGTGATTCCGGGTAGCCCCAACATCATCCGTGAGTTCAAGGATGTGATGATCGGTAGAATCCCATTGATGTTGCGGAGTAGGATGTGCTATCTGACAGGGATTGATGGATATGAAGTTGGTGAGTGCAAGTTCGAACTGGGCGGGTATTTCATTATCGATGGCGCAGAGAAGGTGCTGCTGACACAAGAGAAGCTGGGCAACAACATGATGTATTCTGGCAAGCGTAGAAAGCCGGCAGAGGGCGGAGGTGAGGATGCGCTTGATCTCGCAGGGGATGCGGAGGTCGAATCGCCCACCGAGTATTTCACCGGTATCCGCTCTATATCCGAGGACGCAAAGTATGGACCTTATTCCCACTATATGATCATCCCTGACCGCAATGTATACGAAGAGAACCCCAAGAAGGGCGGTGGTCCTCCAAACTATGGACAGCACAACCGGGTGGCTTCGATTACCCTTCCGGGGTTTGGAGAGCCCGTGCCGCTGATCAGCGTGTTCCGTGCTCTGGGGTGCGGGTCGGATCGCGATATCTACGACACCACTCTGATTGGTGTGCCGCAGTCCCAGCGCTCTGTCTATGATGATCTAATTAGCACACTGATTCTGAGCCATGATGCGTTTCTTCTTCGCACATCGGAGACTGATATGGATGTCCTGAAGAAGCAGACCCACTCGCGCAGCCGACTTGAAGTTGTGCGCATTCTCCACGAGATGATCTTTCCCCACGTCGAGGGATCGGAGGATACAGGTGCTCTATTCAGACGGAAAGCCTATCAACTCGGACTTATGCTGAAGGGAGCGATGGATGTGATTCTGGAGATCAAGCCTCCTTCGGATCGCGACCACTTCCAGTATAAGCGGTTGGAGACATCCGGTGATCTGTGCTTTGGTGAGTTCCGCCGCATCTTCCGCGAAGCATCGAAGTCTATGCTGCTGGATCTGGACAAGAAGGTCAATCAATTTGAGCGCCAGTCCTACCTGGGAACCAATCTTGCAAATGTATTTCAACCGGAAACACTCGGATATTACTGGAAGCCGTATCGCATGCTGAATGAGTTTCTGAAGTCCTTCAAGGGTGCATGGGGTGGTCGAGATGGTATTGCCCAAGAGCTGAGTCGTGTGTCCTATGTTGGTGTGATTTCCCACCTTCGCCGCACAAACCTTGCGATGGACCGCACCTCGAACAAGCCCGAACCTCGTCGCTACCATGGATCGCAGGTTGGGTTCATGTGTCCGGTGGATTCTCCAGACGGTCGCAATATTGGCTACATCAAGTCCTTGACAGTGATGGCTCAGATCTCCACTGCGTTCCCCACCGCAGCTGTGCTCGAGCTGCTTACTGCGTCGAAGATGATTCGCCCTTTGGCAAATATTCATCCAAGCACCTGGGATCCCCGTTGGACGCCTGTGTTCGTGAACTCTGATCTTGTTGGTGCATGTATTGGCACAACACCTGCTCTTGTTGCCATGCTGGTGGATGCTCGGAGAACAGGTGGACTGGATAAGTCTGTATCGATTGCTTGGAGCGCAGTGAACAATACACTCAAGATCTCCTGTGATTCGGGCCGCCCTATTCGCCCTGTCTATCGCGAGGGAGTGACCATTGACATGCTCCGCGCAACCAAGACATGGGATGATATTGCAGAGCATCTGGACTACATTGATTCAATTGAGTCGGATTGCAGCCGTTTATCATTGACTCCCTTTCACCCTGCACTGCGATCGGAGCTTCACATGTCGTTCAATCTTTCCGCATTGACCAACCTGACTCCTTTCTCTGACCACAATCCCGGAACTCGCAACGCCTTCGCAATTGCCCAGACCAAGCAGACTGCTTCGTGGTATCACACGCAGTTTACCAAGCGCTTCGATACGATTGCACTGATGCTCACACTGCCCCAGAAACCGCTGACACAGACATGGATGTATCGAGAGATGATGGGACCAGGTGGATGTATGCCGTATGGTGAGAATGCACTGGTAGCGATTACGACCTATGGTGGCTACAATCAGGAAGACTCCGTGATGATGAACGGTGGCTCGATGCAGCGTGGCATGTTTCAGACCATCTATTTCCACAGCTACAAGATGGAAGAGGAAATGATTGACCCTGCGACTCAGCTTCATACGGAGATCGTGAACGTATCCACGAATGCTGCCCACCGCGATTCCGTCAAGCGCAAGGAGGGTATGGATTACGAGCAACTGGATGGAGATGGCATTGTGAAGGTCGGTGCACTTGTCACCGGAACAACTGTGCTGGTTGGTATGGTCACTCCTGTTGTGGATGCGACTGGACATACCACTGGATACCGCGATGCCTCAATGACCCCCAAACGTGATCAGCGTGGACGGGTCGATGCGGTCTATCGCTTCTCAACACAAGAGGGTCTGCGTGGAGTGAAGATTCGTATTTCCGAAGAGCGGTATCCGATTCTTGGAGATAAGATGGGTAGCCGCCACTCGCAGAAGGGTACAGTTGGTATGATTCTTCCCGAAGAGGATATGCCGTTTACCTCTCGTGGCATTCGTCCGGATATCATCTTCAATCCTCACGCTATTCCGACTCGCATGACGATGGGGCAGTGGCTTGAATCGTCGTATTCCAGACTGGCACTGAAGCAGGGGGCGTTTGTCGACGCAACTCCCTTCACAACCACAGGTCGTGTTCAAACATTAAAAAGGATTCTGACCTCACAGGGATTTGAGCCATTTGGCACAGAAGTGTTGTATAACGGCATGACTGGAGAACAACTCGATGTCGATGTGTTTATGGGTCCCACATACTATCAGCGCATGAAGCATATGGTGGAGGACAAGATCAACTACCGCGCAACTGGACCTCGCAAAGCCATGACTCATCAGCCGTTGGAGGGTCGGTCGGATGAAGGTGGTATGCGTGTGGGTGAGATGGAACGCGATGCGCTCCTGGCTCATGGCATGTCGAAGTTCGTGACGGAGAGCTTCATGGAGAGATCGGACAAGACCGAGGTTTTGTATAACAAGGAGTCGCAGACACTGGACACCAGCCGTGACAAGCTGGAGATGCCGTATGCGATGTTTCTCTATTCGCGCGAGCTGGAATCAATGCATATCACGGTCCAGCTGAAAACGGATTCCATACTCTGAGAGTATATACAGCTTACCCTGCCAGAATGTCCTTCACCATGCTTGCCTCTGCCCGATACCCTCTGGAGTCCCAGCGCGTTCTGCGCGAGGACTACATCCACCTCTTGCAGGAGTGCAAGAGCAACCCGGCTTACCACGCCATACTTCCAACTGGCGATCAGTGGGCATGTAATAGCGTTCCGTTCATGCCCGATGACTCCAAGGGTTGGACGACCATCAAGCGCAAGATCCATGTGAAGCGGATCAAGAGCAACGAGCAGCTTGACTACGAGGCTGAGCAGATGCATGACTACTGGGAGGCAGAGTCTGTTGACAGCCAGAGCTACGTGCTGCCGTCGGGTGAGCACAATGGCGCTCTCTTCGACATCGGCGCTCGCTTCTGAGAACCGCCACACACCCAATCGCAAAAAAAACAAACCACATTTTTGCCCGCTTAAAGGTAAGGATGGAGGGTATAGCAGTGAAGATGTCTGACCATATCTACGTAACAAAGCGTAACGGCGACCGCGTGCCTGTATCCTTCAACGAGGTGCTGTCACGTATTCAGAAGCTTGCGGATGGACTTGAGCACGTGAACCCTGATTTGGTCGCACAGAAGGTATGTAGCCAGATTCAGGACGGGATCAAGACATCCGAGCTGGATGAGTTTGCAGCCGAGACCTGTGCGATGATGCAGGCTCGTTACCACCCGAATTATGGTAAGCTGGCTGCGCGTCTGGTGATCAACAACCACCAGAAGAAGACGCCCTCTCGTCTGATTGACTCGGCACAGGTTCTCTTTGATGAGGGTGTGATCTCCGAGGACTATTATAAGGTCGCACAGGATCTGAACCTTGAGTCAATGATCGATTACACTCGCGACTTTATGTTTGACTATTTTGGATTTAAGACGCTTGAGAATGGGTATCTGCTCCGTCGTCGTGATGGGCGTAGTTGGGAGCGCCCTCAGCACATGTGGATGCGCGTAGCCATTCAGCTACACGGAGTCAACTCTGAGAAAGTCAAGGAGACATACGATGCATTGTCTCAGGGCTTTTTCATTCATGCGACTCCCACACTGTTCAACTCGGGAACGAAGCATGCTCAGTTGTCCTCCTGCTTTCTAGTTCACATGGAGGAAGACTCGATTAAGGGCATCTACGATACGCTAGCTGAGTGTGCGCAGATCTCCAAGTGGGCAGGCGGTGTGGGCTTGTCTGTCCATAATATTCGCGCTCGTGGTTCAGAGATCAAGGGAACAAATGGAAAGTCTACGGGACTGACCCCGATGCTCAAAGTCTTCAATGACACGGCCAAGTATGTGAACCAGGGCGGCAAACGGAACGGGTCGTTTGCGGTGTATCTCGAGCCGTGGCACGCGGACATTGAGGAGTTCCTTCGCCTGAAGTTGAATACGGGCAATGAGGATGAGAGGGCTCGCGACCTGTTCTACGGTCTGTGGATTCCCGACCTCTTCATGCAGCGGGTTGAGCAGGATGGATATTGGTCGATGTTCAGCCCAGATACCTGCCCTGGACTGGCTGATTGCTGGGGTGACGAGTTTACGGAGTTATACTGCGAATATGAACGCAAGAATCTCGCCACGAGGGAGATTCCTGCCAAGAAGCTGTGGCAGATGATTCTCGATGCCCAGATTCAAACCGGCACGCCGTATCTCCTGTATAAGGATGCGTGTAATGCCAAGTCCAACCAGCAGAACCTTGGAACCATCAAGTCCTCGAATTTGTGCACTGAAATCATCGAGTTCACCTCCCCCGAGGAGACGGCGGTCTGTAACCTCGGGTCTCTGGCTCTCCCCAAGTTCGTTCAGCGGAGCTTCGCAGCGGATGGTGAGTATCGCTTCAACTTTGAGGAGCTTCGCAAGTATACTGCCATCCTGGCTCGCAATCTGGATATTGTCGTCGACAAGACGTATTACCCGACCGAGAAGTGTCGCACCTCCAACCTCCGTCATCGCCCCATCGGCATCGGAGTTCAGGGACTCGCAGATGTGTTTGCCATGCTCCGTATTCCCTGGTCATCTCAGAAGGCTGTAGACCTGAACCGCGAGATCTTTGAGAATATCTACTTTGCCGCCGCAACCCAGAGCATGTTGGCTGCATCTCCCAAGGACGAATGGCATGGAATTGCTCTTGGTGTTGGCAACGCATATCCATCCTTCGTCGGTTGCCCTGTGAGTCAGGGAAAGCTACAGTATCACCTGTGGGGCGAGACGCCAAAGTCGAAGTACCTGAACTGGGACAATCTTGCCAAGTTGTGTGCAGGTGGTATGCGGAACTCGCTCTTGATTGCGCCCATGCCTACCGCATCCACCTCGCAGATTCTGGGGAACAATGAGTGCTTCGAGCCGTTCACCTCGAACCTGTACTCGCGTCGTGTGTTGTCGGGGGAGTTCATTGTCATCAACAAGTATCTCGTGGAGGACCTGGTGGCTCGCGGAATGTGGACACCTGAGGTGCGAACGGAGATCATTGCCAACAATGGGTCGATTCAGTCAATGATCGGTCTGCCCGGCGAGCTGCGTGAGCTGTACCGCACAGCCTGGGAGATTCCGATGAAGACTTTGATCAATATGGCTCGCGACCGCGCTCCGTTTATTTGCCAGTCGCAGTCTCTGAATTTGTTCGTCGCCGACCCCACCTATTCAAAGTTGTCGAGTATGCACTTCTATGCCTGGAAGCAGGGGCTGAAGACTGGATGTTATTATCTGAGAACGAAGGCAGCAGCGAAGGCACAGCAGTTTACTGTTGAGCCGTCGGCGTGCGTTTCTTGCTCGGCGTGAGGAAATTGTGTAGTGTGTTTAATAAATGTCTGCCGAAATGCCACCGCCCCCCTATGAACTGCAGGCTGAGGATGTAGGTGGTACATGCCAGGATGGTCTTAAGCCGAACCCCAAGCCCGAGTCCGATGGCTCGAGTGGCGGTCGTCGCAGTGGTATCAAGGCGAAGACGCTCCGTCGCATGCTGAAGAAGGCGGGTCTGAAGACAAGTGGCAAGAAGGCGACGCTGACGAAGCGCTGTAAGAAGGCTCACCTGATGCGTGGAGGTGATGCGAGTGCGTTGGCTCCTCCCTCCACGGCGGTGGCGTATCCTTTTGCCTCTGGCATGGCTGGCGGGAATTATGAAGGCGATGCTTCGTCCGCGCATACTGCTGCGCAACTTGGTGGTCGCCGCCGCGGTATCAAGGCGAAGACGCTCAAGAAGCTGCTCAAGCGGGCGGGGCTGAAGGTGAGTGGCAAGAAGTCGACTCTGCGTGCGCGTGCCAAGAAGGCTCACCTTGTGCGCGGAGGCGCGTAAGACAAGACTTTTCCTCGCGTTCAAGTAAATGAGTGCTTCTGGAAACACGAACATGGATCTGAACGGCAATATGGTCCCGGCTGGCACACAATTTAATGGTGGTAAAAGGCAAATGACTGGACTCAAGGCAAAGACTCTTCGTCGTATGCTGAAGAAGGCGGGGCTGAAGGTGAGCGGCAAGAAGGCGACGCTCCGTGCGCGTGCAAAGAAGGCTCGCCTCGTCCGGGGAGGCGCGGGGGGTCTTGGCGCTGTTTCTGGAGCTGAGCAGGCTGCTCCTGCTACGGGAGGTCGCCGCCGTCGCAGGAGTTCTTCTATGTATTAAGCAAATGAAGCACACAACCAAGACTCTCAAGCGTCTCCTGAAGAAGGCAGGTCTGAAGCGTTCGGGCACGAAGAAGACTCTACGTGCTCGAGCCAAGCGCGCTCACCTCGTGCGTGGCGGTAACACAGGTGCACAGTTTCCCTTTGCCGAGGTAGCCGATTACCCGAGCCCCGGTGGACCGTTGACTGGTGGTGGGCGACGACGGCGACGGCGCCCCTGTAAGAAGCATTCCACCAGCTCGTCAGAGTCCAGCTCCAACTCCGATTAATCGATACACATCGCAATCTCCGAGATCAACGTAAACAACTCATCCGAGAAACCATAATGAGAGCCGTTCACCTCCATGCCGGCAGGGGGCTTGCGGCTTGACGTGGTCTTCTTATGACTCAAACTCACAATCACATCTTGGGGAGAGAACTCCCGGCACATCTGTTCACGTCCGTGAATGAATGCGTCACCCTCGGCAATCTGCTGATCCGGAAATCCACGCTCCTGCCAGAAAGAGCGAGTAAAGCACAGCGTCGCCTCGGAGACGCGCTTCGACATGTCCAGTGTAATCGGCGGCACATTCATGAAGGACTTGGTCTCGTGAATCTCATAGCAGGGGAGCATTGTGCAGAACAAGCAGTCCTTCTTCGACTCAGCTAGCATGTGAGCAACTCGAGCCAGCACCGAATTGTTGGGATAGACATCGTCGTCGTCCATCATCACCAGAATATCATGCTTGGCTCTGGAGATGGCTAGATTCCGCTTCGCACCAATACTCAGTGGCTCGTCAAGGAGGATATACGTAACATTCGGCAGGTCGGATACCAAATCCTTAATCGGGTCCTTGCCATCATCCACAATGACCCACTCAAGCAGGTGCTCTGGGTATGTCTGCGCAAGGAAGGAATACTTGGCTAGCGGGATAAAAGACCGGCGATCCCGCGTCAGTGTAATCACAGACACCGGAGGGAGATCTGCCTCCTTCGGAAGCTTGTCCTCGAGCACATACTCGGGCAACCCAGTGAAAAGTGTGTCGAGACGCTTGAGCATACCCTTGACGAAGGTCTCATGGCGGTCCTCATACGACTGACGGCTATCCATGGTCACCGAGCGGCGATCATCATTATCCATCTTCGCATAGTCGATAAATGCGTCGGCAAGTGAATCAACGTCTACATCCTCAAGAACACCAAGGCACTGAGGATGAGGAATGGTCTTCGAAGTGGATACCCAGATCGCATTGTTCACCATCTCGCGGAACGGCTCAATAGGAGATAGAATCGGAATACACCCCGCAGACAGTGCCTCATTGACTGCGTGACCAAAGCCCTCGGCTGCAGACATGCAAACAACCAGACCACAGGTGTGGAGAAGTGCAGCATACTCCTCCTCGGGGATCACCTCTCCACGAACTGTGATCTTGGATGCGATACCCGATGGAATATCACCGATCGGCACGTGCTCCGGAACATGCACGACAGTCAGATGGGGCAACTTAGGGAAGATTGCAGGATGCTGCGCAAGGATACGAGAATACGCTTGGAAGATCGGCTTAGGATTGCGCCACACATTCTTGCCAACCGGCACGATGCCCTTATTCGGATCTTTGCTGCCCAGTTCAGGATACTTCTTATCCATAGATGTCCAGCCGATGTACTTCACATTCACAGTCCACCTCAGAAACAACTGTTCGGCTTCGCGAGTCTTTACCCAGATCTCATCGACCATGTTGGCATACGGCTCCCATGTCTGGTATGTCCACTCCTGATTAGGAATCCAGATGTTCTTGCCCGCATAAGCAAAGAGTGCAGGATTGATCACCTCAATGAAGAAGTTCACCTCAGCCTGAGGACACGAGGGAAATCGGTGAGGAACATGTCGAATCTTTGCGTCCTTGTTGAGGACGTGGGCAACCAACCCGTGAAGAATGGAGACGTCTTGAGAGACGCCCGTATTCTTGCCGAAACTACCGATAAAGTTAACCCTCATTATAGTATTTCATGTTACGCTTTGTGTATGCGGAACGCGGGTGCTTTCTGAAGGTCCGCCTGCGCAGATTCATCTTCTTCCAAGACTGAATGTCACGCGGAGCACAGGGCGTCATGGCAACAAACCGATCCCGAAACCATTCAGCTGGACCAATCGTCAGAAACACTACAGGTTCAGCATTTTGAATATCAGAGAACTCCTGGGTGAGATGAAAGCACTTATTGTAGATTCGCTCGTGTCCATACCCGTATAACGGATCAGTCAGATCTTTACAGTATGCGTGATCATCCAGCGCTATTGTTGAGCCCGTCCAACGCAGGGCATCGACTGGGCGATACATTCCCCACGAAGACTCCCACATATACCAGCGGGACTCATTGTGAAGAAATACACGGTCGCCGAAGCGGATCATTGCTTCTTTCAAAAGAAGCTCTTCAGCTCACCTGTCCGCGTGCCATAAATCTGCATATCCATCGGGCGAGCAATCGGTTCAGGGAAGTCCAGGATATCCTTGCGGAAGCGCTTGTAAGCAGTGATCTCCACCATGATCCGATTGGAAGAGAAGGCAACCACGCGCTGGTTCAGCTGGTCGAGCTCAACGGCTACATTCTCCGGATTGTTCTGAGCATACTGCAGGTAGTAGCTGCGCATGATCAGCAGGAGATCAGCCTCACTCTGGGGGCTGAGGTTATACTCCCCCTTGCTCATCTCCAGAACAGCATCGTGGATCTTCTGCTGGAGGTTAGCCTTATTGCTCTCGCTGAAGAACACAGTGTTCAGCGGAGTATTGTTATGACGATACTGGATATTCTCCGCCACAAGCTGAGAGGTCATCACGGGCTCATCGACTGTGTATAATGTGCCGCGGGGAATGGGCAGCTTCTCCTCACTATCCGAGAGGGGGAGACGTCCGTTGTGTTTAGGTGCATTCGGAATGGCTGTTCCAGTGTAAAAATCAGAGAGAGAGTTCACCCAGTATTGGACCAGCGAGGACATTTGTGTAACACCGGGAAATTACTGCGTGATCTTCCCACCGAGCTGAGTTGTATCGGGCTCAAGGCATACAAGCTCAAGTGTATAGGTCGGCTGTAGAGAGATATTCAAGAATGGAAGATTATTTGCGGTCTGCAGCGGATTGATATTATAGAGAATGGGAAATGTGCAAATATCGTAATTACCTACATCGGGCGCGTTTGGATATGTTTGCGATATGTAGCCGTTCCGATCAGTCGTCAAAAAGTTAGGAATCAAGAACCCATTGTAGGATGTGTTGTACGAGGCATTGCGTGCCTGTGATGGAACAAGAGAGCGCGGTGTAAACAATCCAGTATCTCGATCGTCAACGTAGTCAAGCAGTTGAATAACTGGAAACGATCTTGTTCCTAGCTCTATCAGCAATGTCACCTTATCCTTGTTTCCAGCAATCACAGTCGATTTCACAATTTTAGTCAAAGTGTATGCATCAAAAATAACACGATCTCCAATTCGAAGTTCATTGTTGTCGAAATATTGGTCTGTACCTGTGAAGCATTTGAGAAACAATCCATTTGCGTCCGTCTGAATACGAGTAATTGTCAGACTATCGTTCTGGATAAATGGATTTCCCACCGGATCTGTTATTGAAATGATGAGCGGTGGAAGATTAGTAACTGGACTTTGAAATGTCACGGCTTCCTCTCCCCATGGTTCATAATCAAAATGCTGGACACCTACATCGAGTCCAAAGTTCGTCTGCGTTCGAGTCTTTTGCGTCATGACAGAAAACGCCTCTTGCATGAAACTATTGCCACCCACATACTTGCCAGCATACTGATTTAACCTGAAGAGCAAGTATGGATAGGTTCCGAACGTACTGTAAGGCTTGTTACCAAGTGTCGTCTGAATAACACCAGGGTAGTTGCTGCTGACAGATGGTGGGATCGAATAGGGTACAGAAATGCTCGTTGCATTTGACGCATAGTTTGCGATGTCGTAGACATAGTTCGAGTAGCCTGCAGCTGTTGCGGCGTATATAGGAGTTTGGACTCCGTTCACAACTGTTGTGTTACTCGGCGTTGTGACTAAAATAGGAATACTCAAAAACTGTCTCTGGGGGAGAACAGCTCGGATCAGCTTGATCGACTGGACATTGGATGCAGTGAACGTACTTCCAAATCCAAGCCCAGATGGTTCAATAATATAACCAGTATCATATCCTATAAAATTACCGGGAAGGCGAGAGGAGTTATACGGTGGGTAAAAAGTATTACTGAAATACCAACCGAGAAGGTTTGGCATACCAGGCTCTGAGTTCGTAATTCCATCTGGACCTGATGCAAAAGTTGGAATAAATTCATTATTCGTATACACGGGGGCAGGATACGGTGCAGTATCTTGCTTTCCAAAACTGTAGACAAGATTGGTATATGGATTTGGCTGGTTCATCCAGTTTCTCTGGGACGCATCTATGACAACATATCGTTTCACCGGAACTGTCTTTGGAACAATCTGCACAATAGATGCGTCGTTTCGAGATCCAATATCTGGACCAGCAAATCGAATATCTCCTTTGGATTCGCTTAGCTGTCGTGTGTATGAATATCCGGATGCGGCTGTTCTGTCTGTTTCCCGCAGAACTGCGTTGTAATCGCTCATACTCTTTGTTGTTTACACCGACTCTAAATCGGCAAGCCATAGCGCCTCTGCTGTTGTGCCCTTGAGAAGCTCCAGGCGATTCAGCACACTCTCACGGTCAGCACGATGCTTTGCCATAACCTCCGATGTGAAGCTGGAGATCGGCAGCCGCAGAATCTCCGCATGATGGGTATACTTGTGCTCTGTCAGTAATGCCTCACACTCTGCCTTGGTCTTGCGGCGCAGGTCTGGAACAGGCTTGTCCAGGCACTGCCCCTCGATGAACCGCACAATGTCCTCGTGATACGGCACCTCCTTCTCGAGCTTTCCAATCTGATGAGCACGCCGGGTCTCGTAGAGGTTGATGCGGACAGACCAGAAGGCAGCCAGAATGTCGTTCAGCGTATCATACTTTGTAATCACACCCTTCTCATTGAAGGCATGCATATTCGTGGTCTTGATCTTGGTAGTCAGCGACTTCACCAGGGCGGCTTCCTCGATCCCCTTGATTCGGATATTGATCTGCTGATCCGTCGACGTGTCACTGAAATCCTTGATGCGACCCTCGGCTAGCTCCTTCTCCAGCCACTCGCGATAGTCTGCAGTCCACGTTCCGGGCGGAAGCTCCGTCACCACAAACTCGTCCTTCTCTTGGCGATATACGCCCACCACACCCTCCTCCGTATACGTACCCTTGAAGCCCTCGAAATACGGCACGAGCTTTGTGGACTTCAGCGGATGCCCTGATCTGATCTTAGCAATCAACATCTTCTTGATGAGCTTCGGATCGCAGGGTGGAATGTAGGTTGAATACCCAGTGCCGATACCACGCGAACCATTCACCAGAAGCATCGGCAGAACCGGGGCATACCACTCCGGCTCAACCTGCAGTCCATCATCATCGCGATACTTCAGCACATCAAAGTCGTCCGGTGGCAACATCTTGCGGATATTGGGCTGCAGATACGTGTGGATATAACGGGGAGACGCCGCATCCTTACCGCCCTGGATGCGAGTGCCAAACTGCCCCTGTGGAACTAGCCACGGAATGTTGTTAGCTCCCATGAAGTCCTGCGCCATCCCCACGATGGTCTCGTTCAGAGATGCCTCGCCGTGGTGGTATCCCGTGTGCTCGGAGACGTAGCCTGCAAACTGTGCAACTCGGATCTCCTGATTGAGATTCCTCTTAAAGGCAGCATAGAGGATCTTGCGCTGTGAAGTCTTCAGCCCGTCCATCATGTTCGGAATCGAGCGCTCCAGATTGTAGTAGCTGAAATGGATCAGGTCCTTGTGCACGAACTCATCATACTTCACCATGTTTCCCACCGGAACCAGTGCAGTGTGATCGTAGGATTTGAGCCACGTCTTTCGGTCATCTGCCCGCTGTTTGTTGAATGCCAGGTCGATCGCCGGATCTGACTCCGCAGTGTAGTCAAACTTCACCGCATTCACCTTGCTGAAGTAGTCCTTGGCTTCATCGCGTGTCGACGTGCCCAATCCCTTGTAATACTTCACCTTCCAGCCTGTCTTGCCTTCCGCCTCTCGCCACTGCTCATACTCATACTGCGAATAGAAGGTGCGGATATCCACGTCGCCCTTGGCTCCTCCGCGTCCCTTCGTTGCCTTCACGATCGGAGTCGACATGTATGTCAGAAATCCCGGAATCGCGATCAGCTCATGCCAGAGCTCATGAAACAGATTGATCAACAGTCCACGGATGTGGCTGCCGTCCAGATCCTGGTCCGTCATGATCATGATTGATCCGTACCGCAGATCTGCTACGCTCGTATACTTCTTACCAGATGTCAGTCCAATGATCTTCTTCAGCTCGGCAATTTCCTTGGTCTGCTCCACCTTGGAATCGCTCGTGTCCTTCACGTTCAGCACCTTGCCCTTGAGCGGGTAGACACCGAAGGTCTTGCGCTGCTCCTGGCTCAGACCGCTGAGAGCCATCGCCTTGGCTGAATCTCCCTCCGTCAGAATTAGCGTACACTTGGCTGAATCCTTCGTTCCTGCCATCACGGCATCATCCAGCTTCGGAATACCTGTGATGCGGGACTGCTTCTTGCCATCTGTCTTGGAGTTGTCCTTTGCATCCTTTGCAGACTGCGCCTCCACAATCGTGCTCACCAGGTTCAGCTTGGTGACAATCTTCTTGAGAGACTCATCGCTGAGCTTTGGCGAGCTGCCGAACGCAGACTGCTTGGTCGTCAGTGACTCCTTGGTCTGGCTTGTGAAACTTGGGTTCTCGATCATGCTGGTGACGAACACTGCGAGGTTGTCGCGCACAAGTCCCGGCTTGACCTTGATCTTCTTCTTTGTCTCCAGAAACTCCACCACATGATTCACAACCTGGCTGGTGATGGCATCCACGTGTGTTCCGTTCTTCGAAGTCCAGATGCCGTTGACAAAGGACATAGCAAACTGCTTGTCCGTCGGGCTATCGGCAATCACAATGTGCCATCGGTCGTTGGGAGCCTCTGCCACAACTGGTGCTCCATCGGGAAGGAATGCCTTGGCGTAGTCCAGCAAGGTTCGGCACTTGACCAGCTCTCCGTTGTAGGTGACCTTGACATCCTTGCCCAGAGTCATCGCCAGATCCCAGACTCGGCGCTCGATCAGCCTGCGCATACCCTCCGTGATCTCTGTCATGCCGAACCGCGCAAAGTCTGGTTTCCATCCGATCGCCACGCTCAGGACATCCGGCTTCTTCTTCGGCGCCGTCACGATTGGCTTGCCGATCTTAGTCATGTTGTCCTCGAACGTCTGCTCGTACAGCAGCTTGCGAGCCTTGTCGTGAACAAACACCTTCATCTCCTTCGCAAAGATGTTGACCAGCTTCACGCCGTAGCCGTTCTTACCACCAACCAGCTTCTTCTCATCCTTGTTGTAGTTGGTCGAGGTCAGCAGCTCACCAAAGATCATCTGCGGAATCCAGACATTGTGCTCTGGGTGTTCCGCCACGTCGATGGGCTCGCCGTCATTCTCGATCGTGAAGCCTTCGGGTGTGCACAACACATTGATCTTCTTGACCGGGTCTGTCGAGTTCTTCTGCCTGAGGCGGATCGCATGATCGTGAGCGTTCACCAGGAGTTCGTCTACCAGCTTGTAGAAGCCAGGGTTGACTGCGATGGTCTCGGACTTGAACTTCTCTCCCTCATGCAGAAACACCTCTTCATTTGCAGTCTCGATACTGCCGACATACGTGTCGGGTAGAGAGAGGATGTGCTCGCGGTGCGTCTTGCGCTGGTAGGCGGTAGAGAGGTCAGTCATCTTGGTGATGTCTGTGGTATGTGTCTGTCCTTCTTTTCGTTTTATGGATGTAATGAGTGCGCCTACAAGTCTCCAGGCAGTGATCAATGGGCTACCCGGAGTGTTGACCATTTCGTGGACAGCTGGTTCTGGAAATGTCTCCTACACGTTTGTGATCACTCAAACTATCCAGGGAGTATCCTCTACGTTTGCTTCGGATGGAACAACGGAGTTGAGTGTCTCTTATAACAACATTGTAACAGGTGCAACCTATACATTTACTGTAAGCGGTTGGTCTGGAGCAGACGGAACGGGAACTCAATATCCCGCAGTTGCCCCTTTTCCTATTGTTTCATATTACAATCCATTTGGAGGACCTCAGGGCGTACAGGGTTATCAGGGGATTCAAGGAATTCAGGGGGGAACCGGACCGACAGGAATGCAGGGGGTTCAGGGCATTCAGGGTCCAGCGTTCGGCGCAACGGGTCCAACGGGTCCAACTTATATTGGCGGAACACTGTTGACAGGAGATATAATTGGCAATAACATCAACATCGGGCGTACTGCTGGGTTCGGGATAGTAGGTGGTCCAGTATCCGATATCAACTTCTCTGGAAATATAAAGAACACTGTTATTACATCTACAAATGTAATTGGCGGAGTAACGCTTGGACCCGGTGCAACGATGGACGTTGGCAATGTTATCAGCGGGACGATAAACGGTGTAACGATCACTAGCGCCGGTTGCACTGGGTTTGGATCGATCGGAGCAACTGGTCGCATTAGTGCAGGTGGGGGGTTCACCGGTCCATTCTCGAATACGATTAATGGAGTCTCGTTGAATAGCGCAGGCACATCAACAATCAACCTTGTCACAATTGGACCGACAGGTGCGATCTCAACCCCGAGTACAATCAACGCGCTGGGTGGAACAGTTGGAGCGGTATTCATGACGGGTGGGTATGTGACTGCGCTTGATTACACCGCTACGTCCGATGCTCGCACGAAGACAGATGTATCGACTATTTCGAACGCACTTAACATTGTCAAGGCTCTCCGCGGTGTGTATTTCACACGTAAGGGAGAAACTGATCGCAGTGTTGGCGTAATTGCACAAGAAGTCGAAGAAATTCTTCCCGAAGTAGTGCATACCGGGGACGATGGTATCAAGAGCGTTTCGTATGGTAACGTAGTTGGGTTGTTGATTGAGGCGGTTAAGGAGCTTGCTGAAAAAATGGAGAGGTGAAGTAAATGTCGGATAAAGTCGTGCCGCTGGCTGGTAATATTACACTCAGAACAGCCCCCGCGAGCGCCGGCAATGCAATATTTGAGGTGTTTGGGACACCTGCAGGAAATAACCTAGTCGGTCTTGTCGGCTCAAATGTCGACCCAGGAACTCGTCCACCGCCCTTCACTGTAGCGTCAACCATTCCAACCGCTGCATCTGGCAACTTGAAATTCAGCTTCTTTGCAGGCAAGTCGGCGTTTCTGGCAGTACCTACAACTCTAACCGTCGCTGCTATCAGTACAACAACATTAACACCTACTCTTTCAGGAGGAGGAGGCACTTCCTATCAGATTGCGATTGGTAGTTCGGCTGGAACGTCGAATACAGTAGGGTGGAGAAGTGCCACAACAGCTACACAGATAACGGGGTTAGCATTTACTCAAGGATCAAACTACTACATTTCTGCATACTCATCCAATGCAACAAATTCTACAGCTAGTCTAGCTACTTCAAACACAGCAGCATATGGTATTCCTAACATACCGGTGACTCCAACCATTACGTTGACCTCGTTATCAAACTGGTCAATAGGATGGACTGCACCCGCCGGGATTGCACCGACAACCTATAGCTACATCTTGTCCAACACAACCGATAGCACTCAGCTCACAACAGGAAGTACAGCTTCGACCTCGGTATCCGGATCAACCACACTCACTCAGGCAAAAAATTACGCAGTCTACGTCAGCTCCGTTCGTCCAGAGGCTTCGTCAGCAAGTTCGAATTCAGCAAACTCCAACTTAGCTGCGCCTGGTGCGCCTACAACATATACTGTCAGCGCTATTACCACATCTAATTACACACCAAACGTGTCGGGTGGAACTGGCTCGTATTACGTTATATTGGGAACTGTCAGCGGTGGATCAACCCCCGTAACCCTTTGGTCAACCGGCACAGTTACGCAGGCATCTACCGTAGGAACGAGCTATTACCTAACCGCAATCACGTCCAACACCACGACAGGTACGAAGAGTGCACAGTTTACATCGGCTGCGGTGGGTATTCCCAACATACCGGTGAGTCCAACCATTACGTTGACCTCATTAACAAACTGGTCAATAGGATGGACTGCACCCGCCGGGATTGCACCGACAACCTATAGCTACATCTTGTCCAACACAACCGATGGTACACAACTCGTATCGGCAAGCACGCCTTCGACCTCGGTATCCGGATCAACCACACTCACTCAGGCAAAAAATTACGCCGTCTACGTCAGCTCCGTTCGTCCAGAGGCTTCGTCAGCAAGTTCGAATTCAGCAAACGCCAACTTAGCTGCACCCGGTGCACCAACAACGTACACTGTTAGCACTATTACCACATCTAATTACACACCAAACGTGTCGGGTGGAACTGGCTCGTATTACGTTATATTGGGAACTGTCAGCGGTGGATCAACCCCCGTAAACTCTTGGTCATCCGGCGCAGTTACGCAGACATCTACCGTAGGAACGAGCTATTACCTAACCGCAATCACGTCGAACACCACAACAGGTACGAAGAGTGCACAGTTTACATCGGCTGCGGTGGGTATTCCCAATCCAGCCACCGGCGTCAGTCTTACAATTTCAGGACTGAGCAGCTGGTCGTTTAGCTGGTCAGCACCGGGAACCGGCATAGCTCCTACTGGATATTCATGGTACTTGAATACTGTTAACAATTCGATCGTGGGCGCAGTTGCATCAGGTACAACAGCGGCAGGTACAACAACAACAGGGGCGCGAACGACTACACTCACAGGAGGATCCACGTATTATGGACTTGTTATTGCAACTCGCACCGAATCTCAAAGCACACTCGCAGCAAGTTCCGGAGTTGCGGCGTTGGCTGCTCCTGCAGGATTTACAATTACGTCTATGACCTATGGAAACGTAAACTTCTCATGGACTGCTGTATCCGGTGCTTCCGGGTATACACTAAGATATGGAGCATCCTCGGTCTCCGTTGGAAACGTATCGAATTATAGTTTGGGCACACCGTTTGGTGCACTGTACGCATGCACCATAGAAGCAACTGGCGGACCTGCTTCGTCTGCTACACATTTCGCAGCATATAACACCGACGCAACCTTTACTCCAACCGTTTCGAAAACATACACGATCATCGCGGTCGGCGGCGACGGCGGCAGTGGCTACGGTGGCGGTGGCGGCGCCGGCGGTGGCCCGGGTGGCTACGTTGCCGGAGCAGCAACATTGCTTACATCTGGATACCCTATCTCGTTCGGTGGAGGGGGTAGCGGCGCAGCGCCAGGTGGTGGTGGTAGTGGATATGCTCAGTTTAATACTCGGGCAAACTCACTCTCTCTCACAGCAGGTGGTGGTGGTGGTGGTGGTGGCGTAGACTATATCGATGAGTTCCAAGGGTACGCCACCGGTGGTGGTGGTGCTGGTGGCGTTGGCACATCGGGTGCTGGTGCAACATACTCGGGTTCCGCGGGAGCCGGCGCGACGGCGTCCAACGAGAACAGCTGCGGTGATACCTTTTATTCGTCCTCGGGGGGTGGTGCAGGCGGTAACGCAGGTGGCAGTGGAACTGCAACCGGTAATACTGGCACTGGCGGCGGAGGCGGCGGAGGCGGTGGAGGATATCTGGGCGGCGGCGGTGGTGGTGCCAATACTGTTTATTCGACTGGATATTATGCAAGATCGGCTGGCGGTGGCGGTGGCGGTGCGTCATACAGGGGTACATCTGTCACGTACGTCGATCCGGGAGTCAGAAGTGCCGGAGCGTACATTCTCATCTATGGCTAAACCACGATTGAGGGAACGTTCACATAAATGGGAATATTATTAATGACCACAGTTTGTTCAATATGAACATGACCACATACCCATGCTATGATAGGACTTTGGATTTTCTCACGAATGTCTCTGGAAAAGAACTCGATATGGTGTTCATTGTCTGTTTTAATCAGAACAGTTGGAACATAGTGTGAACAGATCAATAATTTGTATCCCTTCTCCTTGGTTTCGTGAATCATTCGATCAAGAAACTCTATGTCCTTTTTCTGTAGTTCAATGAGATCTTCATTCGATATTGAGGAATACGACGCGGGTATGCTAGCATAGTTAAGTGGGATCCACGAATCGATCAGTGATCGTCCACGGTATATGTCGTTTGTATACTGGGTGCTTTGTTCTCGCATATCTTTTTTGAGGAAAGGTCTGTGTGTTCCATTTGCCCACAAAGTAAGTCCTGCAATTCGAAGTGAATGTTCAGGTAGATCTACGAAAGTATTGTGAATGCATATCAATCGTTCGCAGCCAACCTCGCTATTGATATGAGCTATCAACTGAACCATTAACTCAAGTTGTTTCTGCATCGTTTGTTGAAATATTTTATGACGGCATTCATATTCTTGGTTTCCCATAACGATGTAGGTTTTCTCCCAGTTCTTGGCACAGTGCGTATAAAAGGCATAGCATGCTTCTGAAGATGGTTGGAGAATGTCGCCCGTCGTAAGTAAGAACGGTTTGGTAGGAGGTAGGATATTTGAAAAATCAGTTATCCTCGAGTTAGGTGTAAAGTGTAAATCCCCAGCTACTTGAAACTCCATAACACTTTCACGTCTTATACTTTCAACAAGTAAATGCCCCCGCGCAAGCAAGTTCAAGATGCGCCTGTAGTGTTCTCGTTACGTCTTCCTGTGGAAGAGAACACGCCTGCCCCGCAGGAACAGGGCTCCACATCCTATTCAGACATTCTCTCCGCCGTCGAGACATCGCGGGTCGGAGAGAGGTTCAACACTGAGACTATGAAGGAGATTTTGACTCGCGTGAAGAGTCCCACCTATGCGAGCACAACTGCATGCTTCTGGTGCTGTTCTCCTTTTGGGTGGAAGGCATGCGTGCTTCCCGTGAGTTATGATGCGTATGAGAATATGTACGCATGTGAGGGACATTTCTGTTCTCCAGAGTGTGGGTTAGCGTACCTGTATAATGATAACAATCTGTCGGATACGGTTCGGTGGACGCGGCACTGCCTGTTAGCCGACATGTATCGCCGGATCTACACCAACAAAGAACTGACTCCTGCGCCGCCTCGCAGCACTCTCCGTCTGTTTGGAGGTCCTCTGGATATCGAGCAGTATCGTGAGTATTTGGCAACCTCAGATGACATCGTATCCGTAGCCCTGCCTCCTCTGCGTCTTCATGTGCCCACGATGAATGTACAGGGTCCCGTGCGCGATGTGAAGAGGTATGTGACTCTCTCGCAGGATACGGTAGAGAAGGCGTCGAAGGAGCTGCGTCTACGCCGGACGAAGCCTGTTCACGCAGTTGGTTCGACTCTGGACAAGTGTATTACACAGACCTTTGGTTGAAAAGCTATGTGGTGTTGTCGCCGCGCTATTGTTGTGCCAGAGCCAGTTGTTCGTCAGCCGCGTGCTTCGATTACCTGTGAGCGTGGAGTTATCTCCGCACAGAACCGCGGACAGCAGGTTCAGGGCGTCTATGCATCTCGCATGGATGCCGTTATCCAGTATGTAACCACGCTTTCATCGATGAAGAGCCTGTTATCTGTGACACAGCATGATTACCTTCCGAATGAGTTTGAGCCTGTGACGCTTGAGACAGATGTGCTGTTCAAGCTGGAGGAACTCAAGGTCAATGATGGACTTCTTGAGCTGGTGAAGTTCAAGCTCTACTGCTATGATCATGATGTTCAGCACCTTCAGTCCTTTGTTGAGACGTGTAACACAGAGTATGAGCGCCGCATGGTGAACAAGCTGGGCACTCACCGCTACTTCTTTGATCAGATGATTCAGACCAAAGCCAAGGGCACCCAGAATCCCCTGCCAGCGTCTCATCTTGTCTACACGAAGTCCAAGTTCACAACGAACAGGACATTCAAGAATGTGTTCTTTGAGGAGCGCGATCATGTGAAGGAGCGTGTGAACTTCTTTCTGACTCGCCGCGACTGGTATGATGCAAAGGGGATTCCGTACACTCTTGGGTTCATGTTCCACGGTCCTCCGGGTGTGGGCAAGACCTCGACGATCAAGGCGATTGCGAACGAGGGTAAGCGACACATCATCAACGTTCAGTTGTCAGAGATCAAGACAAAGGCGCAGCTTCATCACCTGTTCTTTAACGATGAGGTTCATGTCTGGAACGGCGTGCAGACAGAGAAGTATACGATTCCGGTGTCGGAACGGTTATACGTGATTGAGGACATTGATGCGATGGGGGACACCGTCCTGCGTCGTGAGTGGAAGAAGCCCACACCCGCAGTGACCAAGCCGAAGGAGGATGATCCGTTCCTCAGCCGTGAGAAGGAGGAGAAGGATGTCATTGATCTGGCGTTCATTCTGAACCTGCTGGATGGCACTCTCGAAGCCAATGGTCGTATCCTAGCCATCACCACCAACTTTCCTGAGCGTATTGATCGTGCGCTGATTCGCCCCGGACGCATCGATATGATCGTCAACTTCAAGAAGTGCAATCTTGCGGTGGTCGAAGAGATGGTGCGGTCTTTTTACGATTCAGACACCGTCGTAGACGACGAGTCGCTGAATTATAAGTGGTCACCGGCAGAGGTGAATCAGATCCTGTTCAGGAACTTTGGCAATGTAGAGGCTGGTGTGGCTGAACTACGGCATCTCAAGGTGGCGGTGGAGGAGGTCAACGAGTAGAATAATATACTCGAACAGCGCATTCTGATTCGCTGGTGACAACTCGAACCACAAGGTCTTCACCTTCTGAATGACATACGAGATATCCTCCTTGTCATCATACTCATTAAATGGATACTTCAGGAAATAGTCTGCATTCTTAGCCCGGACCAGCTTCTCGTGTGGGAACATATGATTTTGAACTGCAGCGATAACTCGCTTCGGATTCACACTCCTCCCAATTCGAAGGTACGACTTGAGGCGAGGAAAGTCTGTATCGGTTGGAAATACGCGAATGAGCTCATCAAGGAAAGCCTCCCACTGATCAAAAAAGAGAGACAGAAGCTTGCCCTTGGATACGGTTGACATGGTTAGTTGTATTGTTTATTGGCGTGTAACTCCTTTGAACTCATTATCCCGCGCCTGCTGGATCCGTTTGAGGCGAGCTCCAACATCCTCATTGCGTCCATCCTTTGCACCATCATAACTCTGCTTTGTCTGAGGTTCAGGCGGACCAGGAGCAGCTGTTTCTGGACCAAGGAAAGTGTAGTGAAGCTGGTCGCCCGTAGCCTGGCTGCCATCCCAGCTAGAATATGAATCCGAGAAGCCACCAGCTGTGCCGAAAGACCATGACTCGAGCTCACCCGTCGCTGCGGTAGCCGACTGAGGTGTCTTGCCCGGAGCATTGTTCGGGACCTCGCGACGAGCAGCCACAGGCTTGGAAATATAACCAAAGATATCCTTGCCAACATAAATGTCCTTCGTGTCGGGAAGATATAATGTCGGCACGCTCTTCAGAAAAGGCGGAAGCTGCGAGCGCTGAACACTCTCGATCTCAATCATCCTACAGAGATTCTGCTTGTTCAGCGCCTTGAGGGTATCAACGATCTGCTTGCTGTTTCCATCCCGGTTGCTATAGAAGAGGATCGGCTGCTGGCTCATTATGTGAGTTCTCGAAAAAACGAAAGTTAAAAGAACGAAAGCATAAGATAAGCATGGAGAACGTCCGCTACTCACTGAACGGCTACCGTCTGAACTGCGAATTTGTGAAGGTGCCCATTCCGTTTGTGAATGCCCTTCGCCGAATCCTTCTTGCAGAGATTCCTACGGTCGTGGTCAGAGATGTCGTGATCAAGGAGAACACATCGCAGATGATTCACGAGATGTTGAAGCACCGACTCGAGATGTTGCCCATTGCGGTTGCAGCGTCTGAAGGAGATGTAATTCGTGACACCAAGATCACTCTGCGCTACCTGCCCAGTCCGGAGGTGCGCGAGGTTACATCCGATGACTTTGTGGTTGCCGGTCCTCGTGCCGATATCATTCTGCGCGACCGAGATCTGAATACGCCGATCTTCTTCATGAACCTGCGCCCCAATGAGGCAATCCATGTTGAGTGTGGACTTGGAGTAGCGCAGACGGGAGCTTCGCAAGTCTGTGTCAGCACCTTCATGAACCACATCGACAAGGAGCGTGCCAAGCTGGACCGCGACTCCTTTATCCTGGGCAACGAAGGGCAGGACGTGCGAATCTTTGACAACCACCTGATTCAGCGGTCGTATGCTCGCGATGAGAAGGAGCGCCCCAATCACTTTGACTTCACGCTTGAGACCATTGGCGTTCTTCCTGCCAAGGATCTCATGAAGACAGCGGCGGAGATTCTGAAGAAGAAGTTCACAGAGTTTGTGAAGCTGCCGGTCATGAAGGATGAGACAGGTGCTTACACAATTGAGACCACGACGGAGGGACATACGCTCGGAGCGCTGGCTCAAGCTCTGCTCTACGAATCCGCGGGCACAGTGGACTTTGTGTCCTACCGGATCGACCACCCACTGACAGCTAAGCTGATCCTTCAGTTTCGCACCAAGGTCAAGCCCGAGGATGTGCTGGAGAGACTGCTGAACGAGGCGGTGGCACTGTGTGAAACAGTTCTGAGGACTGTATAATGGAGAGCGAATTCCTCACGTTTGAGGCGGGGGATGTCGAGTTCATTGGCGATGTGATTGAATTCGACGAAGAGGTCCAGCGTGGAGAAAAGGTGAGATTCTACACACTCAACGAGCAAGTCAACGATGCCTTCGATCACATGATGCCGAAGGGGCGAGCCACACGAGCCCAGTTGAAGAAGCTGGGAACGGAAGTTGATCGCATTCGCGACTTATATGACACCTATGTATCTCCGGTGTCTGACGGCTATTCCGTTATTGAGCCGGTTACCCTTCGTTCTTTTTCATGGATTCAGCCCGTGACAAACGAAAAGGGGTTCACTGCGTATGATTTTGATACCGAATGGAAGCCGTTGTTTGCGCCTGATGCCATCGGACAGCCTAACGGGTATCCGCGCATGTTAGCTGCATTGCCATCTCCGTATACCGCTGATCAGGGAATTCCCTTTCCATTAACCGAAGCCACAGAGTTCACGGACAATGAAGGAAAGACCACGCAGATGCGCGCGCTTCCGGAGTTTAAGATGAACAAGACACGGCGGCATGAAGATGGGCGTATTGATATTCTGTCCGTTCCGGTTCAGGGGACTGGAGATCCTTCAACGTTCATTGGGTACTGGCTGAAGGCTCGTGCGCTTCCTATTCCCGACCCTCTTCCTGACCATGACTTCTTAAGTTCGAACGAAGCCAAATTTATCCCATCGACAGCTCCTCTGGCTGAGGTTGTGCCTACACTGGATGCAGTGATGATGCACGGCGTTCCCGTCACACAAGATCCGTATATTGAAGGCAAGAAGTTTCTGAAGGTTTACGATATCAAGCTTGAAGCCATTCCCTGGGAGTTGTGGAAGCAGAGATTTCCCAAGAAGGAGGTTGTCGATGTTCCTCCACCACCGATCGAGATTGGACTTCCGCTGGAAGCTCCCAAAGAACCTACTCGCACGCCGCCCAACGTGGTTACGTCCTACAAGAGCCAGCGCTTTCCCAGTATTTCCGATGGCAAGTGGCTGATGTCGCAAGTGGATGGAGGACACCTGGTGATCAAGATGTATCAGTCTCTTGCTGGGGATGCGGGCACTACAGATATGCTGCCGGTGGCTGAGCTTGGAGATCTTCGCTTTCCCGATGTGGATCAGTCGCAGTGTGGATTAACAGGATTAACCTTTCAGGAATTTGCGGTAAATGGCGTGATTCGTCAGTGGGCACTCCCCAAGAACTTGTATACCCGCAAGTGTATTCCGTTGGAGATCATTGAACAAGAGCGCCATCAGGTTGGATACCGCAATCGTATTCAGTGGAAGGAGAGCACAGCCAAGGATATCATCAATGACTATACTCGAGCTCTGGCTGTATACCAAGCACCCCCTGTTATCGAGAAGGAGATTGTCTATGCCAAGCAGGCTGTGCGGGCTCAGTCGCAGATTCGTGCGCAGATTGTGGCAGTTCTCGAAGACGAAGAGCGGTTTCCTGAAGACAAGCTGAAAGATATTCAGGTGTTGATTCGTGGTGAGCACCAGACGGGACAACAGATTGTGGATCAGGAAGGTCGGTTCGTTGTCTGTGGACACACACTGTCTATTCTGTCCGGAGACATGATCAAGGATCGGCTTGCGTTCTACGACAAGTGGACGGCTCGCGATGACGGATTCCGGGTATGTAAAGTGTGTGGAGAGCAGGTGAACAATGATGTTCTTGTCCACCAGGAAGACTTCTCGGAAGAGGGTCGTCTTCTGAAGCACGCAGATGCGCTAGACACAAAGACCTTTCACGGCGCAGCCACCGCCAACTACACAACAAGTCTGGCAGCTATGCAGGAGTATTTTGATCTAGAAGATCCTTCGGATGGAACACTGTTTTTGCTGATCTCTCTTCTCCAGCTGCTGCCTAGTCAAGATCAGGTGCTTCCAGTTCTCCAAGAAGCCAGATCCATCTCTGGGGCAATCAAAGCCAAGGACAAGGACGGAAAGGCTCGCGGTATGATTGGTATCGCGGCGGCTGCTCTTCTTATTCAAACTCATCTTCCCCGTTTAGTGCCTCGCAGGTCATTTGGATCTCTGCCGCTTAAGATGGATGGATTTCCTCGTGACACAGACTCTGACAAAGCGCCCACGGTGATCGACAGTTTGTTGGTTGTTCTTCGCAAGACATTCGAAGCCTATCCGACTTCATTTAAAGGTCCATCCGTTGCGGTCATGCGCGCAGTTCTCAGCGACAGCTCTTCGGTTCGTAAGGGTGTGATTTCGATTATCAAAAAGATGATTCCTAAATTCACCGCAGCTCTGACACGGGCAAAGACAGAAGCAGACGCAAATCCCCCACCGGCTCCGCTTGTTGGTCTAATTCCAGTCATGCTTCCTCCTGAGAAGCTGGGCGTGATCATCTCGTTCCCTTTGTGCGGTGGACCTCGAACGTTGTGGGCAGATTCGCAGACACCGACCATTCGTCAGCCGTCTGTACCGCTTGATCGTGTTCGTCCTCGTCCATCAACTGTATCCATGCGCCGAATTGTTGTGACTCCGATTCAGTTGGTGAAGGCAGTGCCGGATGATATTCGTCGCAGGCTGAAGATTGCCGCTGTTCCCAAAACAGGTGGCGATTCATGGAGAACAAATTTGTTGATTGCTCAGCGGTTATCCAATGCCTTCCAACTTGGGTTCAATATCGAAACAATTGACATCACACAATCACCTGATCTTCTGCGTGATATAGCTGATGGTATTGTGCGAGAGATGATTGCGGCTATTGTGAAGGATCCAGTCATGCGCAGAGCCTACGAGGAATTGCGGGAGAAGGACATTGCGTTGTTCGCTATGCTCGCATCTCTGAAGGACGCAAAGACGGAGACCAATACTCTCAAAGCCAAGGAGCGTCACTTGTTCACAGATCGTATGCGCGAGATGACGGACAGCCAGCGCCAGATCACCAAGGATCTGCTGGACCGCGGCATGGCTCCGTATATCATTACCAAGAAGGACCGCGATACCTTCGCAGCCCAGTTGGAGAGAGAAATCGAACCAATCATGGAAGCCGATCTCCCGGATGTAGACGGGGATGCCGGCGTTGGCGCACCGCGTGATGTGCCCGATGACGACGATTTCAACGCAGATCATGGTGAGTATGGTGATCACTTAGCTCGTGGCAATCGTGATCATGAACAAGACATGGACGCACCCGATTATGACGGACCGATTTAGATAGGAGGGCTGAAGTATATCAATGCGCCCTCTGAAGATTCACCTGACTCGCCCCGATGGTGCCGTTAAGGATGACGATCTGATTTCGTTTCACACGGTTCCCGAGAACCCTGACTTTATCAAGGTCACGGTGGAGTATGCCGCCGCTGGCACTGCTGAGAAGTCTGGCTTCTCCAACAGTTTTACGGTCACCCGCGCCGGTGCGTATGACTATACGATGACGGTTGTCGGGTCGCTGATCCGCGATGATGATCCGTTCGAGAATGTTCAGCTCAACTCTGCCATGTTCCCGTCTGTGATCTACCGCGTGGAGCATCTCGAGGACCCGGATGTTCGCTCGGCCATCCAGGATATTGTGTGGGCATCTCTCAACACGACGGTTCAGTAAAACGAACTGATTGAAAATAACTAAAGCACAGGGCATGTTGACTATCCATGGATATCAAATTCCAAAGGACTCACGTGAACTTGCACTCAAGAAGGCTCTTACTGTCAGGCCCTTCTCGTTTGTCAACCCCATGGCTCAGCCAAAATATAAGGTCTACCACGAAGACACCAAGTGGCTGTATCTCCCCAAGCACTTTGGGATTGAGCGATACGGAGCAGTTCCAACCACACGCGATGTCGCAAAGACTCCCGAATGGAACTGGGAGTTTACTGGAGCGCTTCGTCCAGTCCAGTTACCCGTCGTCAATTCCTTCCTGCTTCCCGAACCCCATGATGGAATTATCTCACTCCACACGGGAGGCGGCAAGACGGTCTGTGCCCTTTACATCGCCTCTCGTCTACGCGTCCCTACGCTTGTGGTTGTCCACAACACGTTCCTTCGCGACCAGTGGATTGACCGTGTGAAGTCATTCCTTCCAAACGCACGTATTGGACGAGTACAAGCCGATGTCTGTGATGTCGAGAACAAGGACGTTGTGATTGTTATGCTCCAAACCCTTTCGATGAAGGAACTAAATGTTGACGTCTTCAAACCGATTGGCTTGGTTATCGTTGACGAGTGTCACCACATTGCTTCTGAGGTGTTTGTGCAAGCGCTACCCAAAGTTACGTCGCGATATATGCTCGGTCTGTCCGCGACACCCGACCGAAAAGATCGGCTCATGTTTGCGATTCACTGGTTCCTTGGTCCTCTATTGTATAAATCAGATACCGGCGACTCAGTCGACACGGCGGTCTCTGTAGAGGTCTACGAGTATCAGAACGACGATCGCGAGTTCAATGAGATTGTCATGTCTTCACAGGGCATGGTGTCTGTGCCGATTATGGTCAACAAGCTAACTGCTTGCGAAGACCGCACTCGGTGGTTGTGCCGGATTTTGGAAGACATCTCAGAAGGTGGACGTCAAATTCTGGTCTTGTCGGATCGAGTTCAGCACTGCCAGGACATTCTGGCTGGATTACCTGACGATCTGCGAGAGACTGCGTGTATTCTGGGAACGGCGGTCAAAGCAGATGTTCGGGCCGAGTATTGTAAGGCGAAGGCGATTCTGATTGCGACCTACACAATGTGCCGCGAAGGCTTTGATGTGCCTACGTTGAACACATTGGTTATGGCTACTCCTCGTCCAGATATCGACCAGATCGTAGGTCGCATTCTACGCGTGGAGAAGACGGGGCGTGTCGTTCATCCGCTTATTGTGGACATCGTAGATCCCCAGTTCAAGAGGCAGTTTGGTGTCCGGAACTCCTTATACCGCAAGCGGCAATACCGAGTTACGAAGATGGCTTTGTAGACACTGGCGGCGGAGACAACGGGCTTACGGCACTTTCCAGCTCATGAGCCGAATCCACGAAGATGTTAATCTTGTTCAGCCCGTTGGTTTCCTCGGGCTTCGAGATATCCTTATACTTTTCCATTTGCCTAGAGAAGGTGGCTGTGATCGAAGTCGGAATCAACGGGCTCAGCTCGGCTAACCGATCATACTGATCCTTGACATACTTCAGGAAATCACCGGGCTGCATACGCTGATCACGGGGCAGGCGCAGTTCTACGTTAATAAATCGGTAGAGCTTGGCATAGTGAATGCTAGACATGCGGTGACCCTCAGCCCGCTTCGCCCATCCAAAGTAGGTTCCAACCGTATTCAGAATGCCGATCACCAGAGATCCCACGCCTAACGAAGTTGCAGCCAACTGCTGGTTTCCTGCGAACAAGCTCGACGAGCCGGCGTTCAGAAAGGCAACTGCGCCTGACCCCACAATAACCGGCAAATCAATGTAGGTCTTGCGGCGAGTAAAAATGCTCTCCGCACGCTTGTGCATAATCGCCAAGCCGTTGGCTTTCTCGCCGGTCTGGGCGAAGTAATCTTCCAGCGCAACCGTCCACGTAACGTTGCTTGTTCCAATATCAGTCGCACCAGAATCTCCCATGTTTTGTTTTAAACGCAGAAGAACAATGGAGGACGTTGCGAAAGCTCTAATCAAAGAAATACCGCTCGTCGGTGGACTACTCGCCGCCTCAATCACATTGATCGTGACTGTCCGGCGGAATAATCACTTTATGGAAAAGATCGAAGAGGCAAACGAAGAAATATTGTTTGACCTCACATACGCATATGTTCTCTTTAGACTTCTCGCAACAGCTACAAAGGGCGATAGTCATGAACTTGTTATCGCAGGTGGCGCTACTTGGATTGACCGTATCTTTAAGCACGTTTCCAAAGTTAAGGCGATGATCGAAAAATTATACGTGCGTCCTAAGAACATTGGTATCTTTGGAAATTGGCAACAGACTGTCAATTGGAATTCGGCGGAGTATCAGTTCCGAGACATTAAGGATAAACTGAATGACTTGAAGAACGATCTGAACTCAATGTATGAAGAATTTGATGTTGTAACTCGTGGCGTGAATGTAGTCTTTCTCGAGGATCTAATGAAAATCTTTAAGACATTGTCCACCAACCCAACAAAGCTTGCGGGTATCGAACAACAGATCATAGAAGCAGAAAAGACTGTTATTAAGAATTTAGACACTAGCTCTTCACTTGTTGATACAGCTGAGTCAAATAAGATACAGGAACGAATCAAAGAAAGTGAAAAACAGATTGATAAGGCCAACAGTACAACATCAAATGCAGAAGCTGAACTAAAAAAGCCTACAAAAATATGGGGTCGCGATGTAGATCGGGCATTTGGGCTTAAGTCCCAAGATACCAAAGGAATTTCCGATACCGAAAAGGCAGGAGAAATTGTTAAAGTCCCGCCAGCACCGCCAGCACCGCCAGCACCAAACCCGGGATTCTTTTCAAATCTCATTGGAAGAAAACCCCAATCAGGAGGTGGGCGTCATAAGACACGTAAGTCACGTAGACGACGTTCGCGTAAGGGAAAAACAATCCGCCGTAAGAAGCAATGAACTACGACCGGAACGGAACACTTGTGAACAAGTCGACGCCAACGACTGAACTTCGGACGGTGAAGAAGGTCTTTCATGTGGACTCTGCGGATCGTGATACAGGTATCTACTTCACGAACGGCGAGTTTGTTGTCTATCTTCCGCGTGTTTACGAGAAGGTTGTGTCTCTTCGCCTGATGAGTGCGGAGTTTCCTTCGCTGGATCTCGCATACTCCCACTCGTATGCGGCTGGATCCAATGTGTCGACTGCCGTGTATACCAATGACGTACACCTACACTCGAACGCACAGGGATATGTTCCAAACTATTTCTTAGTGGATATCGATGGTCTGAATAAAAGTGACGAGACCGCAGTTGGCGGTAATCGGTCGCAGTATCCCGATAGCTTCTTTGCAAAGATTCCGGCAACTACGTATCAGAAGAAATCGGTAACAACTGTCATTCCGACCACTGGCTTTATCGAGTATAACGACAAGACGAACGCGGAGAACATCGCGCAGTTCAATCCTCCAATCGGAAAGATGGATCGTCTTCGTATCCGTCCTCGTCTTCACACTCAACAGGGTAGTCAGGGATTCATCTACTGGACTCTATCGAACGCAACAACCGGTGTAGCAGACAGTACAAACGTGAACGGCGCGAACTACTGCTTGACTTTCGAGGTCGAGTATCTGGATAACGGCTTTGATAAATTCTCGTCGATGTCCACCAGCCTGACGCCTAGAGATCGCGTTTAACCCCGCATTCACCCACGCATCCCCCTTCCCAACGTGACGAACGTATCAAATGTAAACAGGAACATCACGCCTGTCAGCACGTAAAGAAACATATCCTTCGAGGACGAGGGTTCATACCCAGTCTTATTCTGCTCCACGAGGCTCAGAATACGATTCAGTTTGTCGGGCTGGTTCGACATGCTAGATTGCACGGCGGCGGCATCCGGCTGAGGCGTGGGCGTGAATGTCCGCGTCGCAGGATTCTGGTCGAGGGGCAGCGACGCCTCCATATTGCTCACCACCGTCTGTGCGCTCTTCTTGGAGTCTGCCGGAGGCGCTGCCATCGCGTGGCTCGCAGTTTTAAACGGAGATCCATGTGCGTCGGAAAGGTCTGTGCACACCAGTGCCATTATTCTCCCTCGTTAGAAAAATATGCTCCAGATACTACAAATGAAGCTCACTGGAACTGCCGAACTCGTTGTTGTCGTTGCCCTTGTTGGATTAATCTCGTTTGCCCCCAAGCTGCTCAGCTTTATCGTGAGCTCGCCGGTCGGCAAGGCTGTCGCGTTTGGCTTCGTCGCCTACCTCTGGAAGCAGCACAATGAGCTGGTCGCTCTCCTGCTTGCGGTTGCCCTGCTGAAGGCGTGCCCGTCGTATGAGTATGCGGGCAAGGAGGGTGACTCCATGATGGCGCCATCGAAGCCGCCGGCGTCGAAGCCGAAGAAGGAAGATATGATGGGTGGTGACAATAAGTATTGAACAACGCAAATCTCTCACCACTAAGTAATGCAGTTCCCCAAAATCCAAGCACAACTCCTGTTCCTTGGCATCTGTATGATGCTCATGAATGTGGGTTCGCGGTATATCATTGATGAGTTCAGCCAGAAGGAGGAAGAGTATCAGAGGAACATTTTCCTCCGCCGTGTGGCGATCTTTGCAGTCTGCTACATGGGCACGCGCGATCTTGTTCACGCATTACTCCTCACTGCTGGATTCGTCGTGCTGGCAATGGGTATTTCTCGGACACGCCCCAACGAAGGATTTACCGCCAAAACAGGCGACTTGACCTCTGAACAGAGAGACACGGGAGGTTACAAACCGCAAGACATATCTAAATCGGAAACTAGAGGAAAGATACCGTTTCAGTAAAACGAATCCTAACCAGTAGACGGCATTTTGTGGCACAATGGAGCCCCTCATCACTCATCACGACGGCAAGTATGGACACATTCACAAGACGCTCGGCATTCTCTCCCTCGGACATTTCATTCATCGCTTCGGCGAGTTTGTAATGTATCGAGCCATGTCCTTCAATCAGACTGCGTGGATCTTTATCGCGATTCACGCACTTCTGAGCTGGTCGTCTCTGATCTTCTACCTGACGTCTTTCCGATCTGCGTCTGCTCCAATGATCTGGCCAGAGTTCCGGGCGCACAGCATTCTCTTCGCGAGTCGCTCGTTGGCAGCCATGTCCCTGACTCTCTCGGGATTCTCGTCACCATGGACGCGGTATGCCAATGTAATCGGAACAATTGTGCTAGCCGATCTCGCTACGAAGCACTACCAGGCTACCAACACGACCATGCGGGATATGCCCTTCCCAGACTGGGTATCCCAGCGGGCTCGTGATCGTCTGAATCTGTATTACTCGATCAGCCAGGTTCTTGCGACAGCTGGGCTGTTGTTCTCGCCATCCATGGAACGTGCGTTGTTCATCCTGTTTCCGATTCAGATTGCGGCGTTCCTCATGACGTTGGTTCGCAAGCGAATGTTGAGTCCTCTTGGTTGGCATGTGCTCTACGCAGCGGCACTTGGATTGAATTACATTCACGGCGCACTGGCTCAAGATTGTCTTCCACTTGTCTTCTACGTTGCCTCGTTCATCTTCTGTGTTCTTCGGTTTCGGTTTCGCGTAAACAAGTATCTCCTCTGGGGACTACTTGGATTGGCACAAAACGAACGTGCGCAGAGTAGTATTGTAACCATTGTGCTGCCATGGATCTCCACGCTCTCTTTCTTCAAAAGCGCCCTGACGGCATGAGCCTCTTCGATCTCTTCCTAACGGAATGCCAAAAGTGGTATGAACAGCCAGCACACACCTTCACCGAGATGCGGACTCGTGACAACAAGAAGGTTCGTGGTGATGTGTTCGAGGAATTCTGTGTAAAGTATCTCAAGCATATCCGCAAACTTACCAACGTATGGCTGCTCAAGGACGTGCCAGATGAGCTGCTGACGAAGCTATCGTTGAAGCGCCCAGATGTCGGAATCGATATCATCGCAGAACACGAAGGCAAGTATTACGCCGTCCAATGTAAATATAAGAAGCACGTGTCCCATAAGAAAAATGTGGTGACGTGGAAGCAGTTGTCCACCTTCTACGCACTGGTGTTGCGGACAGGACCATGGTCGCAGTATATCGTCATGACAAACTGCGACTATTGTCGGCATATGGGAAAGAAGACTCCGAAGGATGTATCGATTTGTTTGCGAACATTCCAGAACATCACTCAGGAGCAGTGGGTTCAAATGTGTGAGTTGGAAGGTCAATCCGTTGGACCCGCAGTAGCATTAACGCCTGCGCAGCTGCGCGAAGCTCGGCTCGCTCGTTTCTCGCCTCAAGCCGCCGCTGGAGGTAGTGAATCCGCTCCATGAGACCCCGCGCCTTTGCGTCGTCTCCATGATATTCATCAGCCCGGCGGCGGCGCATGAACCAATACATCGTGTTAACATGCGGGATAGCAGCGAAATCTTCCAACGCCTTGTCAAGCTGAACTTCGAGTGTCGGCATTTTTACATTGTGTTGTGTTGGCTGGGATCAGTTCGTTTTCAGCGACGACGCGTGTAGCGACGGGTCCCACGACGACGGCGCGTGCCACCTTTGCCCTTTTTAGCCATTGCACGCCTGATCGCCGCGATCGTGTCCCTGGGATTGTCAACTGTGTGCGGAAGACCCTTTCCCTGGCGTTCCCACTCTATATGAGATCCAGACTCTTTCATCTCTCTTTCCTCGCGAGCCTGTAAAGCCTCCAACCACGCTATCTTTTGAGCTGCTGACTTACCTCTCAGCTCGTCTTCAATGTATTTGTTTGTAAAGTTCGCCAGCGCTTTCGTGGGCATTTACTTCCTACGCAAGGTTTTCCGGTGCTTGCGGCGGTGTCGGCGAGTGCGACGACCACCTGGATGCCCCATGAGTTTATTCAATGCACGAAGCGCATCCGCATAATTTTTCCCAGCGGCTATGCGCTCTTCGCTTGGGATGGGTTTCTCTCCATATTTACCTGGTTTGTATGGCGCTCGTTGAAATTCTGTAAATGTCTCACGGACTCTCTTAGCAGCCTTTTCTAGAGGAGTTGACATTACTTCCTTACAAGCTAATCTTCACTGACTTGCCCGTAGACCCGCGACCCTTGCGTCCACTAACCGATCCGGGGGCAGTAGGAGTTACGCTGGTCTTGATGTCGCGGAGAAGCTCATCGATATTGGGCGGCGGGCGAACAGCCTGTTGGGGCTGGGGCGGCGGCGCAGGCATCGCAGATGCCTGGGACTGCTGCCGCTGCGGAGGAGGACGCTGGACACCAACGCGAACAGGCTTGTTCTCCGCAGGCTGCTTGGGAACAAGATTCGGCGGCGGGGCAGGAGGCTGAGACTGCTGCATGAAACTCATCAGACCCGCCAGAGGGTTAGGAGCTTGAGCGGGAGGAGGCACACTGGCTGTCGACCGCATCTGCTGAGCCTGGTTCTGCATCGCAGCTCCAGCCAGCTGACGAGCGATATCCGGGTTCTGGCGCATGATATCCTGGATATTCGGAATAGGGGCTTTCTGAGCCATCTGGTTCGTCAAGTGAACCATGTAGACCATCATACAGACGCGAAGAGGAATACGCACCAGCGGGTGCATCTTCATGTTTTCGCCATACAGGTCATACAGCTCCTCAAAGTCATCCTCCAGATCCACCACGTTCATCTGAGCGGCTTCCGACAGACCATCAAGCTGAAGACCAAACGCCTTCATCGCAGACACGTTCTTCGATCCCCACTCAGCTGCGGACATGCCGGTCACAAACCACTCAGAGAACTGCTTGATCGTAGCATCCATCGACTTCTCGCGCTTGATGAACTCGAGCTCGAGCTTCATCTCCTCCATCGGTGAGTCAATCGTGAAGCGCTTCCGCATCGGGACGCCCATCTTGCCGAGACGCTCAAACTTGCGCAGCATATCATACTTCTCACGCATCACGTGGTCATCTGACATCCGAGCCGGAGCGGCTGGGGTCATATACGGCTCAGCGTTGAGGTTCGCCATACCACCCACATGAGTCGGACCTGTTTCCTCGATGGTCGGAACAAGACGAGGACCGGACACAACCTCTGGGGGCTGCATCCCACCGCTACTGCCACCGATATCGCTGAAATTAATGGTGGGAAGTTCGACTGTCTCCAGTCCGCCCCCCATCATTTTCGGATTTACGAGCAGGTCGATATCCATTTACTTCTCCTTCGGGTCTGTTTCTTAAGCTTAGAACGCGTTCAAGAAAAATCAGATGAAAAGAGCAATGGGTAGTGGCGCTTCACTTCCTACTAAAGGCGGTGATAGCCGTGGAGCTGCACATGCGGCTACTAATCACGGAGCAGTTGGGGCGATGCATCATCACGAGACACGCCGAACCTTCAAGAAGCCGCGGTTGATGTCCCGGAAATACTGCAAGAAGACGGCGTGTCGCAAGATGGGCTTCACACAGAAAGCCAGCTGTCGTCCCTATAAGAATTGCTATAAGTGATTTACGTCATGTGCTCGAGACACCACAAGCCCTGAAGAAATGAATCCGCCAAATCGTCCTTCTTGGGGTGCTTGGCAAAATGCTCCTGCCACACTTGAGGAACGAGTGCGCGAGCATGCGTTATGCCTGTCGTTTTGCGTCCTTTATAGCTTGCAGTTGAATCATCCACTGTCACAATGTTCGATAGCTTGTGAGTCGCTGAGACCCCCGAGCAACGAAATCCTCGGCAACAGAAATACATCTGGAGCATCGCCTGGACTCCGAACATGCGTCGATCCATCTGATTTTCAAGCACCACCAAATCAGCCCCCTTCCACTCAGCCGCGCGGGAATCCAGGCATGAAATGATAGCTGGCGCAAGATCGAGGCACGATCCCTGGGTTGCCGACGACACGCACTTCTTCCAGGTATTTTGCTTAAGATGGTTGAAGATTAACTTGACCAAGTCGGCCTTCTTCGTCGCATCTGAAGTCAGACCCAACTCGGTCATCTGCTCCTGAAGCTGATTTGGAGTCTTTTTGTTTAGCTCCACTTTGGTAACCTTCTTCTGCTTCTTGGGAACATGACGCGCACACGCGAATGTTCCATTGGATGCGTGCTCATATCGAGCAGCGGTTGCGCACTTATGACACTTGATCGCCCCGACACCCGCAGACTCTCCGAGGACATCAATGATATTCCACGTAACAATCTGAACATCTGCGCGCGTAGTTCCTTCAAGTACACAATATGCAAGATTGCGTAGTCCGACATCAAAGCTAACTACTTTCATTATAGTAACTGCGATTACATCTCGTAAACGCGATGTTGATTTCCCCCTTGAGCTGGAATCATTATGCCCAGTGCAGGGCTCTTTTTGAAGACGTATTTGACCTATCCGAACTGAGTTGGTTTGTTAGTGCATGGCGTAAACGTTCGGAACATTCGCGAGTCGCATTACACCAAGGTATTGTCATCGGGTTTGCGTTGATCGACACCACTAGCACTCTGCATTACGTATGTGTCCATCCCGACTTTCAGAACTCGGGTCTTGGGACTAGACTTCTGACAGATGTATTGGAGTGTGAGGATTCGCGCAGCACATGGTTGAGCACTGCGGGCGATGACCGGTTGGTGGCGTGGTATATGCGTCATGGATTCAAAGTTGCCAAGCGAGTTCTCCATCAAGGCAAGTTTATTGGTGCACATATGGTCCTCCGTCGAAGATGTCGAAGTGTATCTATAAATGCCGTGTGATTGCGTATCGAATGTGCCTGTTCAGCCGTTTCGTCTGCGATGGCTCAATACAACAAAACCCGTCGCACCGTTGCCCCCTGCGGGGGCTACGCCGTCGCCTTCAGTAGCGAAACCAGGACGTTCTTGGAGTCGCCCTTCCCGAAGGGAATCCCCCGCTTTGTGAGGATATCCTGAAGCTCCTTCTTGGTCTTGGTGTCCAGCGAGTCTACATCCATCGGCGCAGGCGGTCCATCGACGACCTCGGGGGCAGCCACCTTCTCGGACTCCGCAACCGACGCACGGTCATCTTCGGGCTGAGGCTGAGGTTCAGGTTCAGGCTGAGGTTCAGGGGCAGCTACGGGGGCACGCGTCTGCTCGACAAGCTCAGAGAAAGCGCCCACAAGGCTGTTCATGTTCGTGAAGAGCTTGCTCTGCTGCCAGTAGAGCCAGGCGACTGCGCCAACCAGAGCGAAGACCATTGTGCCGAGGAGAGCGACTGCGCCTACCATAGGATCGAATGACATTGTAGGAACCTCCATTTATATGGACCTACGACGGGATTGCCGTGAGGTGAACGAATGTAATGTCAGTTACTAACAAATGTCTCGCATTTTCTATGTGTTGTTCGCACTCCTCGCGTTTATGTTAGTCATGTCAGTCGGTGCTGAAGCTGCCAAGCCCGTCAAGCTCCCTCCGACTATGCCTTCAACAGGTGACAATCAATTTGTAACACCTGCTGGAAACACTCTTCTTTACTAAAGGTAAATGCCGAAGACTCGTAAGCACCGCCATCACGATGATGGGACAGCTAAGTGGCATGAAGACATGGTGAAGCAGCACTATCTTTCGATGAAGAATGGAGAGCTTCCTCCCGAACGCCTGCGTATTTCTCCCAAACACTATGATGAAGATGCGGATGTAAAGTATATGAAGTATTTACGCGACACAAAGAAGTATCTCCGCAACACGCCAAAGACGCGAGGTGGTCGCCGCACCCGCCGCGGACGCCGCCGCTATTAACTCAGAGTAACACAATGAGGACGTGGTTCAAATATGCTGGTGCGTTTCTGCTGGTGTGCCTGTTGATTGCGTTCTTTTCCCGTGAGCGGTTCACGTCATCCGAGCCTCCGGAGAAGCCTGTAAAGGTCCTTGTTCCCTACGGCAATATCTTATACACCGAGGGAGACGAGGAGGAAGTCGATGCGGATGTAGGCAATGACCTTCCCATTCGGGGCGATTAGAAATCTTCATCAAATCGCACGGCGTCATTTCCCATAGGGCGTGAATAGTCAGACACCTTCTTCTCAAAGAAATTGGTCTTACCCTCCAAGCTAATCAAATCCATAAAATCAAACGGATTCTGTGTTCCATAGATCTTCTGAGTGCCCAACTGGACAGCCAGACGATCGGCTACAAACTCAATATACTGCGACATCATCTTCGAGTTCATGCCGATGAGCGAACACGGCAGGGCGTTGCAGATGAAGTCCTTCTCCAGCTCCACCGCCTCCTTGATAATGGTGTGAATCATCGCAGACGGACGGGGCTCAAGCGTGTGATACAACGCAACCGCGAACTGAGTGTGAAGACCCTCATCGCGAGAGATCAACTCATTGGAGAACGTCAGACCGGGCATCAGACCGCGCTTCTTCAGCCAGTAGATCGAGCAGAACGCGCCCGAGAAGAAGATACCCTCGACGCAGGCAAAGGCGATCAGGCGAGTCTGGAAATCATCGGGCGAGTCGATCCACTTCTTCGCCCAGTCCGCCTTGCGACCAATACACGGAATGGTGTTGATTCCATTGAAGAGCGTGGCTTTCTCCTTTTGGTCCTTGACATAGGTGTCGATCAGCAGCGAGTATGTCTCCGAGTGAATTCCCTCCATGGCATTCTGAAAGGAGTAGAAGAGCTTCACAACCTGCGAGTCCACTTCGCGCTGGAATCGAGACGCCAGGTTCTCCTGAACGATACCATCCGATCCTGCGAAGAAAGCCAGGACACGTTCAATAAAATGCTTCTCGTCGGCGGTAAGCTTCTCCCAGTCGACAATGTCCTTGCTGAAGTCAATCTCCTCCGGAGTCCAGAAGACGGCGACGGACTGTTTGTACATGCGAAACAGCTGCTGCTCGGACGACTTGATCGGGAACAGAGTGTAGCTCGCCATTATATATACCGCGAGGAAAGCGCCTAAACGAGAAAGTATGTGGAGTAGACAATGAGCACAACGACAAACGTGCAGTCGTTTCTGCCGTATATCTTTCGACCGACATATGCGTACAGCGCAAATGCCGGATTCAAGACAACCTTTAATATTCGAAATGTTGATAACATTACTGCGGGATCATTGACGATTGGACAGCTGCAGGTTGGTGACAGCAATGCCAACATGTATATCGGCAGCTCGACAACTGAGAGTGCGAATATCCTGTCGAACAACAATACGTCGAACACCATTATCGGAGTCAATGCCGGTCTGGGAGTTTCTAATTCAACAGGTCTTGAAGCGATTGGATATGGTGCTGGAGCGACAGCTAATTACGTATCAAATTCTTCATTTCTTGGACTAAGCGCTGGCTGCAACGCAAACACCGTGAGAAACTCGCTGTTTGCAGGTGCCAATTCAGGCTACAGTTCATCCAACGTGTCGAATTCGCTGTTCATCGGCTCGACTGCGGGTAGCAATTCATCCAACGTATGCAATTCATTGTTCATGGGACCCGGGACAGGTCTATGCAACTTGAATGCAAGTAATATAATTGCAATTGGCGTGGGAACATCGGCTTGGGGCGTAAAGACAGCTGTCGGTATGTCAAATATTTTCATTGGTAATTCGTCTGCAACAGGATTTCTAGGCAGCAACAATGTCATCATTGGACACGGAATCAACTCAAATGCGCTTTCTAATGCCCCGTATACATTTATTCCAGGCGGACCTAATCAATATGTACCCACAAACTTCAGCAATAAACTGTTTATTGGGTCTGGGTCGAATATTCTGTTAACTGGGGACTTTGTGTCCGGATGTGTATCGATCGGGAGCACGAATTCTACACCAAACTCGATGTTGGCATCGTCTAGTATTGTCGACGGGGTGTCGGTTCAAACATGGAATGCGATTCCGACTCTTGGACTTCAATTAGACGTGAAAAAGTATGCTCGTATTGGCTACGGATTAGGAATTGGAACAGATCCCGGTAGCTATGCGCTCGATGTGAACGGTCAGCTCCACGTGATAGACGGTTCTGGTGGAGAGATGCTATTTGGACCTGCCGTGTACGGCTCGAGCAACGGTTCGCTCAAGCTGCAAAGCACTGTCGGAGGTGGAAGTATGACCATGGACGTAGTAGGACAAGTTAAGGCAAACGGCGGTTTCTACTCCTACCAAAGCCCCATAACCGGAGTTCCAGTGACGAATGGAACACCTGTTTCAGTGATCACGTTACCGACAACAAATGGGTCGAATTGGACCGGAACAGTTGTTGGAACTGTATTCAATTATTCTACGGGCAGCGCTAGCATTGCAAACTATTACACATCCACTATGATTATCAATGGCGGAATCTTCCAGATTCAAACCGGTACTGGTGCAAACGCCGGCGGAGTTCTCTGGACATTTACAACCCCTTCCATAAATATCAGCCACCTTTTTGGGTCGGCAGGCATTACTACATCCAATTTGCTCTACAACTTCACACTGTATCCGGCGTTCTGAGCTTTTCTGTCATCTTGCGGATCGACACGGACGAGACTCCGGAGGCTGCGGAGATCTCGGGTAGCCGCCCACCCAGCACATGAGAGATCACGCCAGCTACGATGGTCTTGGGCGTATGCTCCATCTCGGGGAGCTTGTTCAGAAGCAACAGGACTGCGTCGCGCTCCTGATCTCCAATACCAAGATCTGCGCAGATCCGCTCAGCGATTCCCAGCTGTGTATTCAACACAGAAGACACCTCGCCTTCGAAACGGCTAAGACCTTTGCACATGGCGCGGATCGACACGTGAAAGATACCAGCCACCTCCTCGTGTGTCCGTGTGGCATTGTGTTGACGACACGCCGTAAATACCGATCCTGCCATGAGAGCACGGCGAGTTTCTCCGCGTGACTTGCGAGCATCCTCGATCTGCTTGAATAGCGCACAGGCATCATGGATGATGGCTTTCGGCAGCCCAATCCGTGCACAGGATGCCTGAATCGCATCAAAGATACCCATCCATGAACGCTCGCCGTGGCTTGAGAACGACCACGATGAGAGTTTGGCAATGGTCTTCGCCTCCTCGGATTGTCCGGGGATGCGACGACGCATCATCATTGAACCGTAGGATGAATCCGGTAAGAGTTCGTTCGTGACCCCGCCGGTGCGGGAGGGGTCGTCTTCGGTATTGGCATAGATTCGCCATTCTGCACCTTCGTCAACGATGCTGCCCAGAATCGTTCCACAAGTTGTGCAAACGCGCTCACCATCAGAACACGTAGTGTCGGCATGGTCGCAGTTCATGTGGTTGAAGTTGGCTGTGTAGATGACTTTTCGTTTTCTTGAATTTTCCATAAATTCAGAGTGATGGCAATTGCGGCAAGAATATGGAGGAGTGCCTGGGATGTCATCTGACGTGATCGCGATTCGCCAAAGCAGAAAGTGTTATCCACATAACCCCAATAATAGGAAATGAGTCCATAGGTGCAAATCAAAATCGCTAACACGACCCCATCAACACCAGCACGCATCGAGTTCATAAGCTCCAGAACAATCACAACCAACATGGCAAGAAAGTCAAATGGGCGAAACCACTCTTCGTGAATTATGTGCCAGATCGACGAGGTCACCGCCAAGAGCGCCAATGCGGCTGCACTTACAGTCTGACCACCCGTCCACGCGACATACGCAGGCACCAGAAATGCGAATCCAGAGGCGACAAGCTCAGGTTCCTTCATTGTGTTTATCCGCGAATCGCTTCTGTCATAATCAGGTAGCCTTCTAGCGCGCTGAGTGCGTGGTAGAAGGCATGAATAGTGACATCTCGAGGATTGCGCGTATCTTCAGTTGTTCCAGGTAACGAGTAAATGTAGTATCCAAGCACCAGCTGAATCGCGATCAGTAAGAACGCATTCAGACCAAGATAGTATGCGTAGGTTAGTCCGCCGAAGTGGTAGGCTAACACGAAGAACACATCAATCGAACGAATAACCGGATTGTGGTTGATATGGTAGAGAAATGAAAAGATGCCAACACCGGCAGCGCAGAACACACCTGCCCACTTCTTACGGCTATACGCCGCCCACGCTGGGAATACAAACAACAGGCTCGTTGCCATCAATATGGGATCAACCACGCTCATTGTGTATTGAACATACTTCCCAACGCGACGGCATCATAAACGAGTGGACGGTAGTTCGTCAACAAACTCGGACGCCCGCGGTTCATCTGCTGCTTGACCCACATAATCAGCAGGTAGTCGTTGTTGACCGGCCACACACTGAATCCGGATTGAGTCAGGGTTTCCAGCAAATAGTCGCGGGCTTCTGCCAACTTGAACAGAGGATATCCAAAGACAAATTTGGGAATCTCGAACACAAGATACGGGGCATCTGATGAGTGAATGGCTTGCCGTTTGATTTGAGCGTAGATCTGCGCCAATACAGGACGCATAGCGGACATGCGGCGTTCGCGTTGATTCTCCTGTTCCTGAAGCACGTCACGGGCTTTCAGCATCCTTGCTATTCTCAACTAGAATGTTCCGCTCGATTGCACTCGGGGGTGGTGGTATTCGTGGATTCCTAATTTTGGGAGCATTGAAAGCTGTCGAGGAGAAACAGGGGAATCTGAACTTTCCAGACGGCGTCTACGGATGTTCAGTGGGTGCAGTGATTGCGACAGGAGTAGCGTTTGGGTTAAGCTACAAGCAAGCCGAGGAGGTGTGTGTTAAATATGTTAACACCTCTGGGTTTCTACCTTCGTATCGGCATGCAACTATCCTTGCATTCACCCAGAAGAAGGGTCTGTTTACGATGGATCTGATGGAGGAGTTGTTTTTGAAGATCTTTGATTCCATGGGGATTGATCTCCGCGGAAAGATGATCTCCGATACGCCACAGAAGCTTTATTTGCTGGCATCGAATATCACCACTCAGCGCCCGACGCTGCTGACCGGCAATATTCCACTCTTGGCTGCGATGAAGGCATCGTGCTGCTTGCCTTTCATTTATCACCCACAGGTGATCCACAATCAGCTTTATCTGGATGGTGGTGTGTATGCAGAGAACATGTATGAGGCTGTGCCGAAGGGAACGTTGGTTTTGGATATCGCCCACATCAAGCAGTCAATCTTTCCATCTACACTTGAGTCTATTTCTGTGTTTGATATGGTCCGCACCTTATGGGCAGGACTGCGTTCAGTCCGTGTTCACGCAGATGCAATTAACCTAAATATCGATGGTATCTATTTGCTAGATGAGCTGAAGGATGAGGATAAGTTTCGAATGATCAACGCAGGCTACTCACAGGCGATGCGGTTCCTTACCAAGCGTTTCCCGAAGGAAGTCCATAATATTGTCGTGAGTGACGCTCCGATCGAAGTCGTAGACACCGCTTGAGGTCTCAAGCTTGATGGTCGGATATCCAGCTACCTCGTAGAGCGATGCAGTCTTGGGATCCTTTTCAGCGTCAATGTCCACCGGTTCAATTGTTGTCTTGCCAAACACCGGAGATGTATTTAGATCCGCCTTAACCTTCTCCCATTCGGGCATGGCTTTCTTCGAATATCCACACCAAGTCGTGTAGAAGAAGTATAACCGCGCACTGTTACCCTTCACCTCGCGCTTTGGCTGAGTCCTCCAAAGCCTGTATGCGATCACAAGGAGGAGGACGAAGATAGCGGCTTGTATCCACATTGTTGAAAGAAGCGAGAAATTGTGCGCTGCTTTTCATACCAGATACGATAGGCTTCCTCTGGAGTCGCATCCTCCTTGATCTGAATCCAGGCTACATCCGCGGTCATGCGCTCGGGTTCATAAGTCCGCGGTGTGATCTCAATCCAACGCCCGCGATGGCGGATGACGCTCCGCATTTAGAAGTATTCTGTTGAATACCGTTAAATGGAAGTGGTGGGGAAGGTTCTTTTGGGTGTGGGCTTGAATTATGGGGTTCATTGTATCAGCATGGCACTACATAACTGGGCATGTATGCCACATACAATGACGGATATCATGAAGGGTCTAGTTACTACCGCCAGTCCAGTCTGTTCAACACTTCTTTCGATCGGGCAGACAACTCAGAATGCCTATGCGGCACTCATCACAGGTATTCTTGCCTCGACGATCCTCAATAAAGTGAACTCCTCTACATCTTGAGTCCCCCGCTGGGGAAACCAACCAGTCCGGCGCCGATACCGAAACCAGCACCCGTGCGCGCCGACGCGCCGACACTCGGGGCATAGATGTCCAGGATCGCAAACGTAGCCGTCGCGACGAGGGCAATCATGCCAACCTCCGACACCTTCAGCGTCTTGCCGGGGAGGACATACGCGGCAATTGCCACCGCGAGACCCTCGAGGAAATACTTTACAAGGCGCATCACCAGGTCGCTCATATCGACACCAGACGAGGTAGGCTTGGGCTTAGAATCCATTTGTTCAAGAAGCAAGGAAATTTTACATGAACCCCTGGTTGCTGCTACCAGAAGAAAACTTATACCCAATCGTGCCAAGCCCCGCAATCCATATCACCCACCAGGGGATGTACGCTGTCAGGAAGCGAAGGACCACCCAGAACACAATTGCATGGACGAGGGCTGTCAGAATATCTCCGTGGTTGCTCGACGGAATGTTCAGCAGCACACCCGGAGTCAACAAAATAAACAGAAGCGCGGTTGTCAGAAGGTCATACATTTGTTACTTTCACAGGCGAAGATTTATACAAGAAATGCCCAGCCAGCGTGAGACTCTCCCCAAGACTGAGGACGACGGCACAAATATCGATTACCTTGATGAGGACCCTGAGATCCCCACGCAGAAGTATTGCATCATCTCCTTCCTCAGTCCGGAGAAGGTGATCAAGCAGAAGGAGCAGTACATGTTTGAGCGCTTTGTGGAGTGGATGGACTACGAGTGGAAGATCAAGGGTATGGAGAAGTTCATGGCGTTCCTCTCGAAGAAGTACACCCTGAAGGTCGACGACCTCTTTAAGGATGCTCAGGAGTTCACCGCGGTTCACAATGCCGACGTGAAGAAGACGGATATCCAGGAGCAGTTCGCGGTGTTCCAGCTCAAGAACGAGAAGGAGCTTCAGGAGATGTATGACAACAAGGTTGAGTTCAAGACGAACATGCGCGGCGTCAAGGTCCGTCGCTGCTTCTCGACTGTCGAGGAGACGCAAATGTTCGCCAAGGTGCTCCAGCGTCGCTACCCGAAGGACAATCTGTTCATCGGTAAGGTGGGTGCGTGGCTGCCGTGGGATCCTTCGGAGCACCTGATGCCTGAGGTGGAGTATGCCGAGAAGGAGCTCAATGAGCTGATGCGCCGTTACAAGGAGAATGAGGTGAATAAGGAGATGTTCTTCGCGGACCAGCGCGAGGAGTCGATCAAGAAGCAGAAGGAGGAGAATGAGCGCCGCAAGAAGGCGAATGCGTTGGAGGCGGCTGGCATGAACCGCGCCAACACCGGCGGTGCGGCTCAGCTCGAGGATATCGTCTCAGCTGCCTCGATGCCCGTCCACCCGAGTGAGGGTGTTATGCGCGAGTAGAGCGACGCGTGCGGTGGCGGCGGTGTCTGCGCCGGGTGTGACGACCGCCCTTGAACGGATTCACAGCCTTCATCATTCCAGTAAGCTCGTCGACCTCCTCTTCTGACCGTTTGTGAGCCTGCTTGGCAGCCTTCTTGGCAAGCTGGCGCTGGGGGGCAAGCCGCGCGTTCTCTTCCCGCTTCCTCATTAGCTCGGCGACACGATGAGCTTTCACGCGCGCCGCCAATTCTTTCTCTCCTGCGCGGTCTAACTTAAACTTGCCCACGGGCTGATACTTCATTGCGGGAAGGGCGCGTCTTGTGAGTCCGTGGCGCTCATCATACCGATGAATCGCAGCCTGTGCCATCTCCGACGCATTTGCACGCTCTTCCGGGTGGCGCTGTCCACGCTCCTTATTTCTGGATACAAGATGATTAAAGAGTCCCCGAACCTTCCGCGTATTCCGATTCCGCTCATTTGTGTCGTGCAGTATCGCATTTCCCGGCATTTACATTAACCGCGGGGATTTTTAATACTTGCGGGTGTGGCGACGACCACGGTGGCGGCGGCGCGTGCGACGACGGCGCCGGCGACCTCCGTCGAACTCGTCCTCCTCCTCCATGCTAGAATGGTGCTTTCTCCCGCCGGGTTCATAGTCAGCCATATTATCCGGTTTCCCGTGCTTGGCGACATGCTGCTGTTGGTGACGCTCATAGGCAGCGAGCGACATAATCTGGTCATTCGCCCGCCCCCGCGGATCACGCATTTGGCGGCGAATATTCCTTGCTGTGTGATGTCCGTGACGCAGGCGGTTCCGCACGGTATTTTTGAAATCCTGGTGGTGGTGGTGCTTTATACTGTGCTGGCTGTTTCCAGGCTCTTGAGAAGGTGGCATTTTACTTTAACCGCAGGTAATTTACTTTGACTGCTCCTTTTTGACCCATACTGAAGGCTGCTTGGGATTGGATTTCCTGGGGTCCCATTGATCATTAAGCATAGCTGAGTTGAACGGCTGATTGTTTGCCCACAGCGAAGAATCGCACATGTGGAACGGAGGATGCTCGGCGGCTTTATACCAGAACACCTGGTCTTCGAGTCTGTTCGAGCTGACGTTGTTACAGATGACCAGACACTCGTAGTTCTCCGTGCACTGGTCCATGAAGGTGCAGAACATTTCAAACGTGGGAAACATACCTGCATAGTTTTCGTAAATACGACGACGATTGCCCAGGATGTTCTCGCGGAGAATGAACACAAAGTCTACGTTCGTGCGGAGGTTAGGTGTGATACCTAACGGATACTGCATGGTGATAATGGTCATCATATCGATGTGACGACCGTTCATGAAGATATACCGCGTCGACTCCTCTTTGATCCAGGAAGAATCGTATAAGCAGTCGTCGAGAATCAAAAAGGCACGGGGATCAACAGCCGAGTTTCCACCACCCGCGTTCTTGGCATTGTTTCTTGTTTGCTTCACACTCATTTGGCGCTTGATAACGTTCATCACAATTCCAGGATCATACTTGTCGTGGATGAATTTGGATGGAACCATATGCTGAAAGAACTCGTTGGCGACCTCTGTGCCCGAGATGACTGTTCCAACGGGGAAGTCGTGCTGGGTGTTAAACAGAATATCGCGAACCAAGAAGGATTTACCGGTATCCTTCTTCCCGATGACGACAATCATAGGGCTTTTGCGAGAATCAATCTCGCATCGATTCTTGATCATATCGATATTGAACTTGCGTAGCTGGAAGTTCATCTTGTTTTGTCGCCCAGAAAGTGTTCTGCGTATATGTCCGATGTTTGTTTACCCTGTCCTTCTCACAATGGTGAAGGATCTAAGGACGCAGACTGTGGACATGAAGCTGCACAGACTGCCTAAGTTACAGGCTGGAGAGTGGAATCTTAACCGGACTCAGCCCTTCTTTCCGTCTCTCGAGCAATTGTTCAAGACAGAGAAGCTGACAGCTATGCCCGAATACGGCATCAAGCTTCCCGAAGAGGTGGAGTCTGTTGTCGACGCTGATCACATCAAGACGACGAAGGGACAGACACTGAAGATCCACCGAAAGACCACGATGATTCTGAGCCCGTTCAAGACCATGAAGGGCGAGTATTCTGCGCCTGGACTTCCTAAGCCAGCCGAGACTGCGAAGGGATATGCCGAGCAGATGCAGAGTCCGCACACAGCCGCATATGTTGGAGCACTTGCGTCGTCTGCGCTTTCCCTGTCGGAGTGCGTCCATTTCCCCCGTGTATATGGAGTGTATGCGGCTATGGCATCCAGGCATGAGGTTGATATTTCGGATGACTACGAAGATCTGTGTGATCGCAAGTGGTTTGTGGACAATATCGGCAAGACCTTCGAGCTTCGTCTGCGAGGAGAGAACGGAGAAACTTTTACCCATACGCGTGGACACCGCGTAGCTGTTCAAATGGGAGAAGACATTGAACTGGACACAGAAGACGTGGTGGCTGATCATGTTCCTGAGCCGACAACTACAGGTGTTGTAGAGGAGTACGAGCTTCCATCAGAGTCTGGAGATTCGGAGGATTCCGACTCGGAGGATGAAGATGTATTTGATATCGAGTCGTGTAACTGTAGTGAAGGGACAGAGGAAGATGATGACTCTGCGGGTAGCGAGGGAGATGAATCCTTTGCCTGGGTCACCTTTTCCGATGTGCCGGTTGTGACTACAGTTATGGAGCAGTGCACGGGAACGTTTTATGATCTGATCAAGACATCTGATGATCCCGATAAGCATACTGCGTGGGTTGCGCAGATTGTGTTTGCTCTTGCGTATGCTCAGCGGACATTTGGATTTGTTCACAATGATCTCCACGGCAATAACGTCATGTATGTGCCGACAACTGAGGAGTTTCTGTGGTATCGTCACCATGGAGTCACCTACAAAGTGCCGACCCACGGAGCGCTGATGAAGATCATTGACTTCGATCGTGCTGCGTTCTCTGTGCGGCTGAATGGAATGAAGGATAGCCGCTTCTTCATGAGTTCTCAGTTTCACCAGGACGAGGAGGCGGCGGGACAATACAACATTGAACCGTTCTACGTCTCGTCCTCTCCGAGAATTCCGCTGTCCCCGTCTTTTGACCTGGCGCGATTTGCATCCTCGGTGTTCTGGGATATGTTTCCCGAAGGACCGAAGCAGGAGACGACTCATCCACTGTTTGAGATGTTCAAACACTGGACGACGCTTCCGGATGGGTCATCGGTAATCTTCCGCAAGAAGGGAGACAACCACGACCGCTACCACGGCTTTGATTTATATAAGGCGATTGCGCGCTACCTGAAGGAGAGCGCAGTTCCTCGAAAGGAAATTTCCAAGTTCAGTCAGTTTGTTGCTGTTGCGCCTGTTGGGATGACTGTGCTGGTGATTGGGGAATAAGCGCCTAATTGCCCATCATCCTGCCGACCATCTTGTGCGTCAGCGCCCACACAAGACCGAAGACAACCGCGTGGGTCAGCGCAACCGTCGTGCGCGAGCCGCCCGGGGGCAGGGAAAGGAGGACACCCGGCGTCAGAATAAAGAACAGAACAGCCGCATACAGAGCCATGTACATTTTGTTTGTTATGTTCAGAGAAAGTTTCTAGAACGAAGGTTTTCCAGTAAACATATCCTGAACCGCAGTCATCACAGGTTCTGCAGCCTCCGCTCCACCGAGCGCGTAGACTACACCACCAGCAAGAACACCTGCGCCACCCCCGACCTTCGCCGCGTCCATTATCTCAATCGGCTCTTCCTTCGAGCGACGATCGATGGCATATAATACAAGAGCCACAATTACAACTGCGCCCACGATCATTCCATATGTATAAAACTCGCTCATGTTTGTTTCGGACTCTATTTTTTTATCATAGAATGCAAACGAACTTAAAGATTGAGTGCCACTGTTTCTTTCGTTGGCTCGAGCTTCACTGACTCATCGTCGTCTGTGTCAAAGTCATCGTCGCCAAGTGTGACTTCATCTCCAAGGGCGATCGGCGGCGGTTCATCGTCCTCCGACTCCTCTCCGCCATCGAACTGAACAGCCTTCGGCGGCTCAGGAGGAACCTCCACAAGAGCCGGAGCAGGGACAGCCGGCGCCGGAGGGGCAACAGGGGCAGCAGTCTCTTCGGGAGCAGCCGAGCCACCACCACTCTGGAAATACGCCTTGCTAATATCCTTCCAGGGGATGAAGCTGTCGATAACCTCATTCATCGCTCCACCGATCATCGTCTCGATGTCACGACGGTTACGCGCCTGCTGCTCCGAGGTGACACCAACGGTCTTGAAAAGATAGGCAGAGCTCCAGGACTGGCGAGCCGCCTGCTTGTAGAGCTGGTGAATGAATGTCTCCACTGACGGGCGCTTGAAGTCAATGTCTACATGCGTCTTCTCCGCCTGCTGGAGAGTAGCAAATGCGCGGATGTAGCTGACGAACACACCCAGCAGAAGATCCTCAAGATACTCGCACTTCGACGCAGTCTCAATACGCTTGACCTCCTTCTTCAGGGTCTCCGGACTCCACTTGGGAATCTGTGTCAGCAGATTCTGAAATGTCTTCAGGATCTGATCAGACTGCCCATTGCGATCGCACGCAGCCTTTCCACTGTCGTAGATGCTCCAAAGACCATCGGCTACGTGCGGAACAAGGACACGGGACAGGTTCTCACGAAGAGTCTGCTTGACAAAGTCGGTTGTCATTTGTTTACATGCGAGTCAATGAGTTTCATTAAACCGACGCAGATGCCGAAGTTTGTCATGGTACTCATGATTCGGAATGAGGAGAAGATCCTTCTGCGGTGTCTGAGCGCTGTAAAGGATCTGGTATCCGCATACTGTATTTGTGACACTGGGTCAACCGACACCTCTTGTGAGATCGCAACCGAGTTTCTGAAGGAACAGGATGGGTGCTTGACAACCGAGCCTTGGCGTGATTTTGGTTACAATCGCACAGTCAGTTTCAAGAATGCGCAAACATATCTGAAGAAGACGGGTTGGGATCTGAAAGACACGTATGGACTTCTGCTCGATGCAGACATGATGTTTGTTCCACTCAATCTTGCGAAGGAGACGCTTGGTGCAGAGGGATATACCATTGTCCAGACGGCTGGTGGACTCGAGTATCCGAACTGCCGCTTGGTCCGTATGGATTACGATTGGACCTGTAGGGGCGTTACCCATGAATATTGGGATGGTCCTACGTCTCATCTTCCGAAGTCAGTGTGCTACATTGATGACCGCAATGATGGTGGCTGCAAGTCCGATAAATTTGAACGAGATGTTCGGCTTCTCGAAAAGGGGCTGATCGACGAGCCAACAAATGGGCGGTATATGTTCTATTTGGCTCAGACCTACAATGGAGTCGGAAGGCTGAAGGAGTGTATTGCCATGTATAAGAAGCGTATTGCAGTCGGTGGCTGGGATGAGGAGATCTGGTATAGTCACTATATGATCGGCAAGTCTTGGCTGTCATTGAAGAACATTCCGAAGTTCGAGCAGTGGATGCTGAAGGCTCATGCTCTGCGCCCCCAGCGTGCAGAGCCAATCTACATACTCGCAAAGTATTTCCGAGAGAACTCTGAGCACTACAAAGCCTATCACTACACTCAACTTGGCTTGCGTATTCCTCTTACGCACGATGCACTGTTTGTGGAAACACCGGTGTATAATGGTCTGTTTGAGTATGAGGCGACCATTCTACTATATTACATCGGTAAGCAGAGTGAGGGACTCGAGTCATCCGTTCGGTATCTCTTGAAGGACCGTGAGCACCACGGAAGTGTCTACAACAATATGCCATTCTACATTGAGCCGTTGCGGTTTGTGTCCAAGTCTCACCCGATTGATCGTGGAGTGTTTGGCGAGGACTTTCATCCAACATCCGTTTCCATGTTTGTCCAGAATGGAGTTATCAAGCACAATGTTCGATTCGTCAATTATGTAATTAATCCGCAGACTGGAAGCTACCTGATGAAGGAGAATGGAGTTGTCGGGGAGAATCTCAAGGTGCGCACAGAGAATGTAGTGTATACTCCATCCACTGGAGAGATTGTCAAGATGTCGGATAGTTCAGTGTCTTTGACTCGGAGGTCGGATGCCCATATTGTTGGTCTGGAAGACGTGCGCGTCTATACGAATACGGCTGGAGTTCTCTGTTGTACGGCTACGTCCTGGGAATATACCAATCGGATTCGGATTTTCCAGTCCGAGTATGACCCTGTTCGGGGTCTTTACTTCAACTGTCGTATGCTAAACTCGCCTGAGAACCAGGAGTGTGAGAAGAACTGGTTGGCTATTAATGGAACGGATGATATCATCTACACATGGAATCCCCTCCGTGTTGGAAAGCTGAATGGAGCAGACCTTACCATTCATACTGAGCACAAGACACCGTGGTATTTCGAGCACTTTCGCGGTTCAGCTGTTGCTTTCAAGCCTCCCCAGTATCCGGGCGAAACGTGGGCGCTTGTGCACACCGTCGAGTATACGCAACCCCGCAAGTATTTCCATCTGTTTGTGCGACTTGATTCGAACTACAAGCCAAAAATGATTAGTTGTCCGTTCGTGTTTCGCGGAAAGACGATCGAATACTGCATTGGATGTATGCCCGATCTCGCATTCACCACGCTAACCTGTATCTTTTCTACCATGGACGACAATCCGCGAATCATGGAGATCCCGGTCAACAGCATTGATTGGATTCAGGTGTAGAGCTGACGCCATGACTCATTCGTGACCGCAGCGGTGTCCTTCAGAATGTGACGCACAGTGTCGACATCCAGCGTACACGGCAGGGTGATCTTCTTATAGAACACATAGTCCTTCGCAGTCTTCTCGTCTGCGATGCGCAGCAGATTGATGCGAGTCACGAGCGACTCCACTGACCGAATCAGCGTGCGTACACCCTCCTCATCCTTGCTGAACTCAGAAATCAGAAACCGCACCGCGTCATCTGTGAGCGTCAACTGACCCGTGAGCTGAATGCGCTCAAGTACCTGAGGCCAAACATACTGGGTCAGAATGCTCTTCTTATCCTCCGCATTGTAACCCGAACAGTGAATCACCTGCATGCGGTCCTTCAGAATCGGGTGAACCTTGGTTTCGTCATTGAAGGAGAACACAAACAGACACTGGCTGAGATCGAAATCCACACCTGCGAAATACCTGTCGTGGAACTGACTGTTCTGCGACCGATCTGTCAAGTGGATCAGCATGGAGACAATCTCATCACCATGCGACGTCGTCGAGATCTTGTCCACCTCATCGAAGTAGAGCACCGGATTCATACACCGAGCATTCATCAGCGAATCGGCGATACGACCGCACATAGAGCCTTCGTAGGTGAACGAGTGACCAACAAAGTTAGCCGAGTCAGACGCACCTCCCAGCGAGAAGAACTCGAAAGGGCGCTGGAGAACCTTCGCAACACCATGCTTGGCAAACGAGGTCTTACCGACTCCCATCGGTCCCTTGAGGGCAATCACATTACCAGCCGACCCGGGGTTAGAGATCCACTGGGCAAGCGTCTGCATGATCTGGGTCTTGGCTGTCGGCATGCCGTAAACCGCCTTATCAAGAAGCTCACGCGTGCCAGATAGGAACTTTGCGCAAGGCTCCGCACCATCGGTGAGTCGAACGGGAAGCGGCACATACTTTCCAAACGGAATGCGAAGAAAGGACTCAACCCATGTCCGCAGCTTGTAGCCCTCCGATCCATCCATCTCATTCAGGATGTCAATCTTCTTGATTACAACAGCCTTGAGCGGATCAGGAATCGGCAGTTCCAGAACACGGAACTTGAACGGCACATCACCCTCCTCAATCAGTGTCGACAGCCTCTTCATGTGCTCATTGAGGCGGCGGCGCTTGGACTTGGGCAGATCCTCGAAATACTCCTCCTCGTCCGAGTTGAGCTCGATGGCGGCTGCCTCCTTCTCCTCTCGGCGCGCCTGTCGTCGGCTGTTTCCGCCACCGCCGCCGTACTTCTTCTCAAGGCGCTTGATGAAGTCATCCTCCTCAGACTCAGACTCGGACTCCTCTTCATCTTCCGACTCACCTACATGAATCTGTGCCTTCCCATTAGCCACCGTGTGGATGTGAAGACGCACACTCACCTTGGACCCCTTGGGCAGACGGATAACCGGCTCTTCCTCATCCTCGGACTCGTCCTCCTCTTGGTCTTCGTCTTCGTCTTCGTCTTCCTCCACATCGGGCTCGTAGTCCTCATCCTCTTCCGAAGAGGAATCAGACTCCGGCTCAGGCTTTAAGGTCTCATCCTTGACCCACGTCGCCCGAGACTTAAGAGAACGAAGATTATACTTAGGAGGCATCTTGCTGCCTCTCGAGGAAAAAAACAAAGGGCATCCGTTTTTTGATCCTGTATAACAATGAGTGAGCTCGAGAGCATCAAAAAGATCGCTGATTCCCAGGCTGAAATGCTGGAGGAGCGGGGAGCTAAAGACCCGTCAGTGACAAAAAGCACAAAAATTGTCGAGGATTTCCTGAAGACACACCGGGTTCTTTGTTACGGGGGCACGGCGATCAACAATCTGCTTCCGGAGAAGGAGCGCTTCTATGGACCTACGGAAACTCCAGATTACGATTTCTTTACAGAGACTCCGCAGGAGCATGGCATGTATCTGTCGGATAAGATGTCGGCTGCAGGGATTGAGAGCATCGAGATGAAGCCCGGTGTTCACCTGGGAACGTACAAGGTCTTTGCTGATTACCATGGCATGGCGGATCTGACCTTTCTAGCACCTGATATCTTCAACCATCTGTGGAAGGAGCGCATTACCCGCCATGGAATCAACTATGTGCATCCGAACTTCCTTCGCATGTCCATGTATCTGGAATTATCTCGACCGGAGGGCGATGTCTCCAGATGGGAGAAGGTGTATACACGCTTAACTCTACTCAACAAGCATTATCCTCTTAAGTGCACCCGACATGGAAAGGCTCCAGAAGACCTGTCTCCAGAGCATAAGAAGGAAGCTATTTCGATTCTGAAGAAGCATCCGGTTATTCTACTTGGCTTCACCGCAGTGTCTCGCCATGAGAAGAAAGCTCACTGGTATACTCCGGTTTCCATGCTTGCAGAGAAGGAGGAGATTGCCAAGATTGTGAAGGGCAAGAAGACAATTGAACACGAAGCCACTGAGTTGTTACCCCATCGCACAGATGTACTCGATGAAGATGGAGAAGCGGTGTTTCAGTTCTACGAAACGCAAGCCTGTCATAGTTATCACACGACGGGCGACGGCTTGAAGGTTGCGAGTATTCCCACCACACTGACGTTCTTTCTGGCTCTTGCATATTCGGGTGAGTCAACCGATGAGATCGCCCGTTTATTGTGCGTGTCCCAGCGGTTGGTTGAGTTGGCTGCTGATAAGCCATCCCGCATGTTCTCTCTATTGACCCCGACAACATGTCTGGGTAAGCAGAAGGAGTTAATTGATCTGCGTCGTGAGCGGGTTGGATTATATACGAAGATGAAGAAGGACAAGACATCTCCAGATTTTGTGCAATATTTCTTCACGTACAGCCCGACAGGAACCAAGACAGAACGTAAGAAAATACGGGATCTGCTGAAGAAGACCAGAAAGGAACGTCTAAGCGGGAAGGTATAACGGTACCGGAATCGTAGTGTTCGACAGACCAGCGCCACCGGGCGGGAGGAAGTTAATTGCATTACCCTGAACAGCAGCACACTCGCGGAGACCCTGCTGCACCTGGACAAGGAAGTTATAACTGTTTTGAATGCCTTTCGAACGATAGGCATTCACACCAACATACCTAGAGTTTGACAGTGTGTTTGTCGTGTACATTAAGCGCAGCTTCGTCTGTGTCGTAACATCTGATGGATCGCGAAGGCGCATTCCCTGCAGACCCGTCAGTGTTTGTCCTCCGGAACTCATTGTATACCCTGGACATTTTTATCAACCCGTATACCATCGGATGTCGAAATACTGTCCAGACGCAGGTGCTTGGATCAAGGATGCAGGCGGTCCCGCACCCGCGCGCCTGCTGATCTCAGACGGTGAGAGGGCTCTGGCATAGTATACGAGTCCACCAACCTGCCCGTCGAATCCAGCCGTATCCGAACCGATCTGTGTGGTTGCAGTATCCTGCTTCGGAAGCTGTGTAAGGGTGTGGTGCTGGCGGATCATTCCGTTGATGTAGATGTCAACGGTATACTGCGTAACCACGATGGCAATATGAATCCACTTCTGCGCGGGGATATTTGACAACATCAATGTCTCGACCGAACCGAATGTATCGATAAGAACCAGAATCGAATTGGATGTTGAATCCAGATAGAGACCCGGACAGTCTCCGCGAGTGAAGATCAGTCGCTTCTTTCCAAAGCCGTATTCAAAATCATTGATCTCAAACCATCCCTCAAAGGTAAAGGTTGCGCCTTCAGGCTGATTGACACTCCGAGGGAGCTCAACGCCAGATGATGTGCCAACCTTTCCGGTTACACTTGCCCCCTGAACAGTTACCGTATTAGGGTCGTTTGTCTTTGTTGTGATGTAGGAATACGCAAGCACCAAGAGTAATCCTATCAACGCTCCAAATGCCACGGGATCCATTACTCATTGCCTAGAAACAAACCCCCTCGCTCCAAGACGGATGCCAATCCGACGTTCGGGTTTGGGCTGTGACTGGGGAGCAAGAAGAAGGAGAGTTGTAACCCACTCTTGAAGTGTTCGCTGTTTCTGAGACTCGATAAACTCTGTAGTAATCGGGCGATCACCTAAGTTATATAAATAATGAATTCGACTAGGGTCGGAGATAGATTCTGACTTGAGAAGTCCAAGTTTGGCAAGGCTGATTGTCCATTTCAGGTCTTCTCCTCGCACTGCATCTTCAAACATTACCATGCGAGCAATCTCTGCAAGCATTGGGTTAATATGGTTGGGCAGACGAATAAATATACCATCCACATACATCTTGCTATCAAGTTTGGTCTCAAGGCTGTTTGTGAAGGTATATTCATGCATCTTGCCCCGAATGCGCATCATATCCTTCTTCTCCGTGAAGCACTTCAAGAAATCCTCGAAATATTCGTCGGTAACGGCATCGTCATCGTCGATAAAGGCAAGGTATCTTCCTTTCGCCCGCTGAAGAAGCTTGCGCCGTTTCAGCCCAACACTAATCTGTCCAGCATCACGCTCTTCAAGGATCTCCAGGCGGAGTCCCGGGCAGAGACGTGCAAACTTCTCGCGAAGATCCGCAGTCAACTTGTCGAACAAGGGACGTCGCTGCTCCAGCGTGGCAATCAGAATAGAGAAATCAAACTCGTGGTTCTTTCTAAACATATAGGTTCTGAAATCTTCCGCCCAAAATCGCTGATTCTGGTGATACAGTGCATCGGCTGGCTGCTTTGTCCAAAACGGGTGCTTGTGGCGAATAATGCACCGAGGAATATACTTTGTTTTTGATGCCAGATCAGACTTGCAGCGATCAGTGATTTCGGTATCACAGTAGAAGCTCTTATACTCAGGCTCATAGATGTGCCCAAGCCGTTCATACATTGTGCGCCCATATATCGACAATGTATTCAGATGATACTCCTGGTGTCCATCATTGAACCACAGAATACAGTCCCGGTCAGGACTCATTTGTTGGCGAATGATCTCATCATATCCAGGAACTTCAGGAATCATGTCATCGGATACGAGAACTACAATATCCCACGGGTATTCAACTTTTTCAATATCCGCATTGCAGGCTTCGATCTTCGTCTTACTGCCGCCGAAGTATAACGCAGACCACTCGAATCGGGAAACCAACCCAAGAAGCCGCTGCTGTATTGCAGATGGAGTCATTGTCACATCGTCCACATCACATGAAATCGCAATTCCAATTTGATCTGGGCGGCGCGCAAGATCAATATATTTTTTGAGTGTAGCCATCACTTGTTCGGGACGCCCGCGGGTGGGGCACTTCAGAAGAATACGCATTACTTAACCGAGAGAACCGAAAAAGGAAGATACATCCGAACTCGACAGACCGGTTACGTCCTTTCCAGTATTGTCCTTGACTCCGAATATAAAGGTGTACCCAAAGATTGAGAGATTGGATAACTCAGAGGACACAGAGGACGACACCGTGCCCGAGCAAGACGATCCGGCTGCATAGAAAGCAGAGGCAATCGAGGGAGTAATCGTGCTCGGCAGAGACTGGACATTGCACACAGAGCCGGAGAAACCACCCTTGTCGCCAATGATAATGTTTCCATTGACTGGTCTGGGAACACCCACCAACATTACAGACTTCACCAACATGCCGTTGAGGAACACGTCGACGTTACGCTGGAAGATGGTCACGTGAACCGAGAACCAAGACTGAAGCGGGACGTTCTCTACGGTGATTGTCTGTGTTTCTCCAGAGCCGGTGTCAGTGGTATCTGTGTTTGTTCCGCTCGAGTATACGCTGACGTTGATGTCAAGTGTGTTGTCTGTGGGGTGAAGGCTGATGCCAGGACTCACTACACCGGCGTTTGTAGGGTCTACGCGGTCAATCACGTGCTTCTCCTGACCATACTTGTAGTTCCAGTCTTTGATATACATCCAAAACTGAAGTCCACTCGCAGATCCACTTGTCGGAATAGTTGATGCAGCAATGACCTTTCCAGACTTGCCGTCTACTTCAGTGGGAGCTTGCACAGCGGCTCCCGTAATGCCGCTAGCCGAAGCACTTGTCTTCAAAAAGTAGCTGATGATGAAAAAGAGTCCAATTACGGCGATCGCGCCGACAACCGGCATAAAGCTGGACGATCTCGGAGCGTAGGTGTCATATGTATCATACAGAGCGTCCCGACCGTAGAAAGCCATGTTTATGCTTTACAAGGGAAAGGTATTCAAGTATTAATGGAAAAACGAACCACGCCACCACAACGAACACCAATACCAATGTTCTGCAATAATTGCGGAGGAAAAGGTCATATGTTTAAGTTCTGTGAAGATCCAGTTTTGTCGTGTGGGTTGGCATTGGTGGATGCCAAGTCCCTTCCTACTGATCCAGCAACGGCGAAGATCCTGATGATCCGTCGAAAGGACAGCATGAGTTTCGCAGAGTTCATGCGGGGCAAATATAACCCGGGCAACACCGAATATATTTCCCTTCTCTTCGAGAACATGACGCTTCAGGAGCAGACCATGATTGTCTGTGAGCCGTTTGACTTGATCTGGCGACAGCTGTGGGGAGATGACCATACGTCACCCGAGTATCTCATGTCCAAGGAGAAGTTTGGACAGGTGGATCGCCAGGGAATTATGCGGACACACTTGTCGGTCTACAAAGAGCCCGAGTGGGGCTTTCCGAAGGGCAGGCGTGTTCGGTGTGAATCGGATATCGAGTGTGCTATCCGCGAGTTTAATGAGGAAACCAACATTCCCCGCGAAGCCTATACGATTGTGAACAACATTATGCTCGAGGAAACGTTCATGGGGTTGAATGGAATCGCCTACCGCCACGTATACTTCGTAGCGTTGCTGACATCTCCGGAGCTAGTGAACTTGAATCAAAAGATGACCTACATGCAGCGCCGAGAGATCTCGGGCATTGGGTGGAAGTCGTTTGAAGAGTGTCGTGGATATATCCGCCCACACCATGTCCAGCGAGAGGTTATGGTCGAGAGGCTGGAGAACATTGTCAAGACGTATGAGAGCAATTAATCATCGGGACATGCGACAATTCCAAGCTTATCCATGATGGATGTCTGAACACCGAAAAGGTAGTGGAAGATCTCGCCGATCACCAGCCAGATGGCAAAGTGAATCCACACATTGCCCTTGAAGAACCACGCCGATGGGACAGCAAAAACAAAGAAAGTCACAATTGTATCGGCGATGGGAATTCCAGATACCCTCCACTGGCGATAATAACCCGTTCCAGGTGCGCCTATGATGTTCGCATACGGACACTTGCTCATTATATCTATGCGAACCTAAAACGTGCCAGGTAGACCGTCATACAATACGCGACAACGCTCAGCATGAAGACCCACCACCACACAGGGAATACGGTCGCTTCCTTATCCTCGACTCCGAAGGGGCGAATTCTGCCCTCACGCCCGAACGCTACGGACGGCTTGAGATACAGAAAGGCTGCCATCAGGAACAGATAGATGGATACCATCCAGATCCGATGATTTTTTCTGGTCAGCGGCTCCATTACTTACGGGAGCGACGAGTTTTGCGGTGATGGCGACGGCGACGGGTCTTGCGCGACTTGCGACGGCGACCTCCTTCACGGAAAAGTGCTATCAATTCAGTTTTAAAATCAGACTCAGGAATTTCATTAAATTTGATATCTGCTGCGGCGACGGCATTAGAGTTCTTGAGGCGACGGATACTGACAAGATCCTGGTTTTCCAGCGATTGTCTTAGTGAAGCCATGTTCTGATATTTAAGTTGTTCAGCGCTCATAAGATCTCCCGGGATTCCAGGAGGATTTGGTGCATTGGCGAAATTATAGTTGACGAAAGCGTTGGGATTATTCATCTTTTGTTAATACTCACGAAACTTTCAACGCACCACAAGATAATGAGCTTCGTCCTTCCGAACCGGAAAGCGTTCGCGGACTACATCACTCGCATCTTTCTGAAATACCGCAAGGAAGACCGCGACCCCCTCGATGCTGAAGACAAGGATACAGACTTATGTCTGAAGCAGTCGAATGCGAGAGAGATGTTTCCCTATCAGAAGCTGATCCGCGATTACCTGATGATCGAAACACCATACCGGGGCATTCTGCTCTATCACGGCTTGGGATCGGGTAAGACGTGCACGTCGATCGCAGTGGCTGAGTCGCTGATGAGCTACAAGAAGGTATGGGTGCTGACTCCAGCTTCCCTTCAGCAGAACTACCGCTCCGAGCTGCGAAAGTGCGGTGACCCCATCTATTCCTTTGAGCAGCACTGGCGCGAGAAGGGATTGAATGAGCAGTCGAGGGCTGAAGCCAAAGCGCTGAACATCTCCGATGGATTTCTGGATCGCAACGGCAAGTTCTTCGTGACCATCGCAGGGGAGAACCCGAACTACAAGGATCTTCCCAAGACGGCTCAAGACATTATCAAAGCGCAGATCGAGGATATCATTGGACAGCGCTTCAATTTTATCAACTACAACGGACTGAGTTCCAAGAACATTGATAAGTTTGTGCCCGCTCCGGATGCCGAAGGTCGCTTCCCCGCAAATCCGTTCAACAACTGCGTGGTGATCATTGATGAAGTCCACAATCTGATCTCGCGTATCGTGAACTCCTCCGAGATTGCACGCCGGCTCTACGATGCTGTCTACAAAGCGACAGATTGTAAGATCGTTGGTCTGTCCGGCACACCAGTGATCAATCGCCCCAACGAGATCGCCTATCTGATGAACCTTCTGCGCGGTCCGATTGAGCGTATCACCATTCCCTTTGTGAAGGCAGCAGCATGGGACGAGGAGAAGATGAAGACTGCGTTCAAGGCGCTACCAGATGTAGACACCATCGAGTTCAATGCCGTCAAGAAGTATGTTATGGTGACTCGTAATCCTCCTCACTTCCGATCGGTGTATAACGAAGCCGGTGATCGTATTGCCGTCCAGTATAAGAAGGACATTCCGTTTGTGCCGTTAGCCGCTGACTGGGTCAAGACATTCGATAAGAAGATTGCGGGGGAGATCGGTTCAGAGGTTGATGTAGAACGCGTATCTACAGAGAACCTGGAGTGCTTGCCCACCAAGTTTGAGGAGTTTGCCAATATGTTTCTGGATGGACTGAATATCAAGAATACCTTGCTGTTCGGAAAGCGCATTCAAGGGTTGGTGTCGTATTTCAAGGGCGCAGACGAGCGCTTGATTCCGAAACGTGTGGAGGATGACAAGATGCTGGAGAAGGTGGTCATGAGCCCCGAGCAGTTTGTGCAGTATCTCGATGTCCGGTTTGCCGAGATCAAGCAGGATGCGAAGAAAGCTCTGAGCATGAACGACGACGGCGGATCCTACCGCGTGATTTCCCGCTTAGCCTGTAACTTTGCTGTGCCTCCTGAACTGAAGCTGTTGACCAAGAAGGTCGACAAGGAATATAACGACATTGTGAAGGAAACCGATGTGCCTGACAAGCCTGAGATTCTGGCAGCCCTGAAAGCCAACCCTAAGAAGTATCTGACCGCAGAAGCCTTAGAGAAGTATAGTCCCAAACTCCTGAAGATGTTGGCAAACATCGAAGAGACTCGCAAAATCCCCGGAGAGGACTGGGCAAATCAGTTCGTCTATTCGCAGTATCGCCAGCTTGAAGGTCTGGGGGTGTTTGCTGCGATTCTGGATGCGAATGGCTGGCAGCCGTATAAGATCACCAACAAGAATGGTCAGTGGGTTGAAGATGAGATGTCTGACAAACCTGCGTATGCCTTCTTCTCCGGCGAAGAGAATGAAGATCAGCGTGAACTGATGCGTCAGATTCTGAACAAGCGCTACGAGAACAGCTTTCCGGCCAGTCTGAAGACGAGCATTGAACAGCGTGGAAAGAAGCTGCTGTGTTTGCTGATGGCGACCTCCTCTGGCGCAGAGGGTATTACGTTAGCCAATGTTCGCCACGTCCACATCATGGAGCCGCACTGGACTCCAGCCCGTCACGATCAGGTCATTGGACGTGCGATTCGTATCTGTTCTCACGCGACACTGCCCATGGCTGAGCGCACTGTGCGGATTAGCTTTTACATCTCCGTGATCTCGCCCGCCCAGTCCAAGGGTGTCGAAGGACCGAACGTGGTGGCTGTGCGCAAATCCGACGTGGAGCTGAAGCGCTATGAAGGTGAACCAGCAGTGGAAACGTTTATGTCCACAGATGAATACCTGTATGAGAAGGTGTATGAGAAAGACAAGGTCAATCAACGGATCTCCGTGTTGCTGAAGCAAGCTGCGGTGGATTGCGAAGTCCATCGCAAGCTCCACTCGCGTGAGAAGCCGCAGATCTCGTGTATGCGGTTTGATACCACTGCCACCGGTGAAGACTTAGCCTTCAAGCCGAACATCAAGACCGATGATCTGGATGAAACGTATCTGCGCAACATGACGCGCAAGAAGCGGCGGTTACAGAAGCTGAAGATCAAGGACATCGTCTACTTCATGGATCCCGACTCGAAGGAGATTTTCGACGGTCAAGCCTTCGAGGACAACAATCGGTTACTGCGCATCGGCACGAAGATCTCTGAAACGCAGATTAAATATTGGCTTGGGTAGTAATAATGCCAACAAGTGCGGAAACAGCACAAATATCCTCCGCTCGAGCAGAAAGGGCTAGGCTGGCAGCAGTGTCTGCCAATGAGAGGGCATCATATGCACATGATGAACTTACGGGAATCTCGCGCGCTCTATTTGCACCGGGCGCCATGAACGAGGCTGATAAAGCAGATAAAAACGCAAAAATTACAGAAGCTCAGGCGCAACGCGATAGTGTAGCGGCGCAAACAGATCGCGCACCTCATATTACGAACTGGGCCGGTCGCCGCACGCGCCGTCGCGTTAAGAAGCGCCGCGCAACTCGGAGAGCCAAGAAGCGCACACGTCGCTCCAGGTCTTGAACGACGCGCAGATTAAATATTGGCTTGGGTAAGAATAAATGGCTAGTCGTCAAAAGGCAATCTTTTTAGCACCGAACACCGGTAGACAGCTTCAAGTGACTGTCGAAAAAAGCGGGACAAGCGAATATAAAATTTTTTTTCCAGATAATGTTGTTCATCCGTTAGAACCAGAAGAGGAGAAAGGGCTTCCAGAAGATCAACCATTAGAGATGGAGGAAACGCGTACGTATTTACATTGTACTAAGGCGCAATACGACGACCTTATAAAGCCGAAGGGTCCTGTTCTAATTCCCCAGACGGGTGGTGGTCGCCGGTCTAGGAAGCGCCGCGCAACTCGGAGAGCCAAGAAGCACACACGTCGGTCCAGGTCTTGAACTTCATGTCAGCAATTGCCGCGCGCATCTTGGTGTAGTTTGCCAAGGTCGCGTCCATCGCGTCCGTAACATCTGACGGATCAAATGACGGCGCGCACAGTCCAAGCGGCATAGCGGCAGCCTGGTAGACAAGCGGACCGGGGCGGATGTACGTTGCCACGCTGGTGGGCAGAAAAGAACGATACGAGCCCACATCCGTCACAATCTGCGGAGCGCCCGTATACAGGTGCTCGAGCTGACACAACCCGAAGCCCTCACCATCCGACGTGTTGATACCGATATCGCACATATTGTAGATCTGATTGATGCCCTCATCATTCAGCGTATTTGGAGGGGCTGTATCCACAATCGCCATCCGCTTGGCATAGACATTCGGATCCAGACCAGCTCGGGTAAGCTGATCGTGGAAGATCCGCTGAATGTCGTAATGCGCACCCTTCTGCGGGTCAACAGCCGTCACCATGAGAAGCCAGAGCGGCTTGTCCTGATGCCGCTTCAGAAGCTCCACAAAGCCCATGATGGTCAGATCTTGACGCTTCCGCTGGCTATTTCGGTTCGCATTCAGGAAGACAATCGCCTCAGGAGGAAGACCCACATTCTTGCGGAGAGCCGACCGAGCCGCAAGTGGAAGGTTGGAGAAGATTGTCGAGTCCACTGCGTGCTCCATGACAAGCGGAGTTGCTCCACCATACTCTGCGAACGTCTTGGCCCAGGAATCCGTGAAGCAGAACACCTTATCAGCAGCCTTGTTGAGCTCATCCATCAGAGGCTGAGCAATTCCAGTGTAGACCTGATCCACATACAGCCACAGCTTATACGGAGTCTCGGCCTTCTTATACTTCATGGACTGAATGAACCGGGCAATAATCATCGGATCATTGTAGATCATGACCACATCCGGTCCGACCATCTCCAGATACTCGTGGATCTTGTTGAACCCAAATCCCTCCTCCTTTGGGTCCTCATTTGCGGCTGCGTCATAGGCTACAATACCCTCCGGCACTTTGCGGATGTTCTTGCGCTCCGGATGGCGCTGAAACCCGAAGTGAAAGGTCTTGACCTTAGGCGCAAGTGTAGCCACCTGCGTCAACAGATTGGACACGACCTTTGAATACCCGGTCGTCTGATCGACGTGAGTGCTAACGAGAACGAAGCGCATTGTGTGTATTCTCTCGGATCTGTATAAATAGGATGCAAGTCAACTCGGCTCAAGATTATCTGACGCAGGTGAAACGGCAGATCGTTGCAGGCAACTTCGCCCCCGATCCCCAGCCTGCACATCGGAGATATAACTATGTCTATGTCTCTATGTTAGCCAACAAAGCCACTCAGTATAACAAGGTGGCGTATCCGCAGACACTCAATCTGGTTACTGGGTCTGTTCCGGGTGGAGTCTATACTGCAGCTGGCGCATTGACAACGGTGAGAACGCAGGCAAATCGCCCGACTGTCAATGACTGTGTGAACTGTCCCACTGTTGCTGTGAATAATGCCCTTCCTGGATCACTCATCTAAAGAATCAGTGTGCCATAATACAAATGCCTGGCGCTCTCATGCAGCTCGCCCAGGTGGGGGCACAGAACTCATTGGTCAATGGAAATCCTTCCATGACGCACTTCCGTGCTGTCTATCGGCGGCATACGAATTTTGCTATGGAGCACATTCGCATGTCCTTTACTTCGTCAAATCTCGATTTTGTATTCAATGGAACCAGAACGCTGACCTGTAAGATCGACCGATATGCGCAGCTTCTGCACGACACGTATTTGGTTCTGACTCTTCCCGATATCTGGTCCCCCATGGTGTATCTTGGACCCAATACGCCACCGCCCACTGGATATGATTCTGCCTGCACGGCTATCGGGTATGAGTTTCAATGGATCAAGAATATCGGCTATAATCTGATTGACCACATAGAGATCGTAGCCAACGGTGTCAAGCTTCAGAGTCTTACGGGCGAGTGGCTGAAGATATATTCCTACTTTACGCACGATGGAACCAAGAGAGGTGTTGTTGACCAGATGGTTGGAAATGTTCCCGAGATCTATGATCCAGCGAATGCATATGATCGCACGGGGCAGTATCCGCACGCGGTTACACCGACGAGCGCAAGTACAGTCTTCCCGTTCTCAGCTACTCCCGAGCCATCTATCCGTGCTCGTCAGCTGGTGATCCCGCTTCATTTCTGGTTCTGCGAGAATCCGGGTCTGGCTCTCCCGCTTGTATCCATGCAGAACAGCGAGACGTACATAAATGTGGTTCTCCGTCCTCTGAATCAGTTGTACACTGTTATCGACGTGAATCCCATGACCTCTGCAGCTACAGTAACAATTGCAGTTTCATCTGGAAGTGCAATTACATTTACGACTGGAACACCTCACAGCCTTAGTGTTGGAACAAGCGTCACTTTGCGGGGATTGACTGGAACCGCTGCTTCGCTGAACAATGTTGTATTCACAGTTACATCTGTTCCGACTACAACCACATTTACTGTGGCATCTCCCGTTACGATTTCTATCGGTGATAACGCCCAAGCAAATGCATCGATTCAGGGAGGCGCTACAAACCCCAACTATGGTCAGCGTATTCAGCCCACCGGTTCTCAGGCGATGAACCTGTTTTTGACTCCGCCTTCGTTGTCGGGAGGAACTCTGAACAACACGGTCAATACATTCTCGGCTGATCCTCACCTTGAGGGCAACTTCATTTACCTCACAGATATGGAGATGAATCAGTTAGCCGTGGCTGACCAGACATTCCTTCTGAAGGAGGTGCGCAATATCAATGTGGAGGGTCAGTTTGGAGCCAATACCGATATTGAAATTCCTATGTTCAACCTGGTCACACGGATCGTGTTCACGGCTCAGCGGTCAGATAAGATGCTAACCAACGACTGGGATAACTACACGAACTGGAGCAATCGTGATCGTGCACCGTTTGCCGCAAGAGATCCGACAGCCATCGGAGATACTCTGTTCTCCTCCGGACAGTCTCAGATCTCGTCGATCTATCCCCGTGATTCGATGGAAGACGGAGCCTTGCTCTTTGATGGTAACTTACGATTCCAGACGAAGCCGACCAGTTACTTCTCGCTTCTCCAGGCGTATAAGCACACAACCGGTTCAGCACCGTTCAGGCTTCCCGGTGTCTATATGTATTCATTTGGGCTGAACAATGATCAGTATCAACCAAGTGGCGCGGTAAATGGCAGTATGTTTAAGAAGGTAACCCTGCGCATTTCTCTCCAGCAGCCTCTTCCTGTTGGAACTTCAACTACGCAGGTTGTATGTATTCTTGCCTCGACTGCACTGAGTCAACATCCGGTCGAGATCGCTCCCGAAAACGTGAATCTGAGAAATCCGAATGGATCGTTGGTCTACCCGCCTGGATCACTCATGTCCGTTGTCAAGACAGTGACGAACAACAATATCCTCTTTACCTACACCTACAACGTTGGCGTCTACGTTGAGTCCATTAACTATCTTCGAATCGTGAGCGGAATTGCAAATCTCGTGTTTGCATCTTAACAATGGGGGAAACTATCACGCTGCTTACTGCAGAGTATACGGTTAAGGATCAGGGCATTGTCGTGCTCAACGAGATGAACGAAGAACTTGTTAAAAATTACGGCGAACTTACCGTTGATGTCTCGGCTCTTGATGCCAAATTACGTAAAGCTAATAGAATCGATATCCCGCCAAATGATGAATCCTTAGCTAGGAATATCCCAGCACTGACAATAAACTATGTAGATAACGAGGGAGGGTGGCATACC